AATCAGGAGTCGTTGACGGGCACTATTGGATGGCAATGGCAAGACAACTTCACCGTCTATGTGAAAGTGCAAGCCCCGCTCTGGAAAGGTGCGACCGCGAATGCGGAGGCCAATGGCTACATCTTCCGGCTGGGCGGGGTGACTCCCTATGCCGCCATTGCGGTGGATGGCGGTCGGAATCCGTGGGCCTTCTTTGATGATGGGGGCGGGACCAAGAATGTGAATGGGGCCATCCTCACCAGCAGCTCGCCCGCGCTGCTGGAGATGTGTGCGCAATATCGCAATTTCTTGACGGCCCCGCAGGTGCGGATTGATGCGGGGGCAGGCTTCGGGAGCTATTCCACCGCCGGGGTGCCCATCACCGCATGGGGCAATACCACCTTCGGGGTCGGCAGCGACACGGGGGCCCAAGGCTACGGGGCCCCCGTCATGACAGTGAAGATGGTTTCTGGCCTCCTCACCTTCGCCCAGATGCAACAAATCTTCTAATGAAACTTCCCGCCTTTACTCACCTGCTGGATGGCTTCTGGACCCCGCTCCATGACCGCACCTATTGGCGTCTGCACACTATTCCCCATCTGGCCGGGGGCCTTGTGTGGTGGACCGTCTTCTTGCCGGCGGGGCTCGGCTGGTGGGCGGTGTATGCGGTCGGGGCCCTCGCAGCCTACCGGCAGGAGATTCTGCGGGAACAAGACCCCCTCAACTTCCCGCTCTGGGCCATCTGTTGGGATGCGGTGGCGGATGCGGTGGCGGCGGCTGTCGCCACCTTGCTCTGGAAAGTGACGCACTAGGTCATGGCTACCAAAGCACTCGACCGCGTGGAGGTCTGGGACAAGCGGCAAGCGGCCGGAGGCGTGGGTTTGTCCGCCTTCCCGGCCCTCGCCAAAGCCACCCTCACCCAGCGGCTCGTGGGGGATGAGTCGGTGAGTGTGGTGGCGCTGCGCTCGACCCCGGGCTACAGTACGCTGCTGGAGCGACGTATCCTGCGGACCGTCTATTTGGATGGCTCGTGGCAGGAATGGCCCATCCTTGGGCCATGGGAGGAGTCTACCACCGAGCAAGGAGCCTTGCTGGCCGTCACCGGGGTGTCCTCGGCCTTGGAGTTGGCAGAGGCGGGGCCAATCTTCCGCACCGAAGCGGATGGCACCGTCAAATATGGCTTCGAGGGTTTGGGGCTCACCGTCAGTGAGCACTTCAACAACTTCATCAATCCAACGCTCACTGCTGCCGGTATCAGCTATGTGCTGTTGGGGATGAACGTCTATGACAACCCCAACTTCGAGTTGGACATTGTCGGTCCCGTCACCAGTGCAGCGACGCTTGCCAGCAGCACGGCATTCCCGTGGATTGGAGCCCGAAGCCTTAAGGTCACCACCACCAATGCCATCAATTCCGGCGTGGGCTCCTTCCTCACTCGGAAGTCAGGGGGCGGTACCGGCATTTCAGTGGCAACATTGGTGCCCTATGTGTTCTCCTGCTACGTGTACCAAACCTCCGGAGCCACCAAGACCCTAAAGCTCCAGATGGATTTCTACACGGCCGTGGCAGGTCTTGTCAACAGCGCCGCCCCGGTGACGGTGTCCATCCCTGATAGCACATGGACCCGGATTGTCATTCCCGGCACGCCCGCTGCCACGGCGGTGCTGGCTGTCCCGCGCCTGATGACGGATGTAGCGGAGGGGGTGTTTGACTTCTATGTGGACGGGGTGCAGCTGGAGCCCGGCACGGTGCCCCGAGCCTTCGCGGGATTCAATGATGCCACGCTCGACATCACCTACAATCGCACTACGCCGCTGGCGGCCTTCCGACGGATGGCCGAGCTGTTGGGCACCGAGTTCCAATACTTGCCCCTCGGCACTACCAACTATCTGGCCTGCCTCGGGCCAGTGAACACCGATCAGCCGGTGGTGCCCTTTGTGGCCCGCAAGAACATCAAGGCCATCAAGCGCACTCGTCGGGCCGATCAGCAGTGTGTGACGGTGTACCCATTCGGGCTGGAGCAGGATGGCATCCCGTCCACCATGGCCTTCGCGCTGTGGAAGGTCACCAATTTGTCGGGCTCGACCTTCCAACTGACGGACCCCAATGGAGGGGACAATGCGCTGGCCTTTGATAATCAATTCCTCAACATGTACATCCGGAAGGTGGACGGCTCCTTCACCCAGATCACCGCCACCGTTGCCGCCACCCAACTCTTCACCGTGGCCAGTGCCGCCAGCATGGCCAACGGTGACTTGGTGCAACTGCGCCTGCTCAATACGCCTGCGCCCGACGGCACGCAACTGACCTATGTGAGTGCTCCGGCTGACCGGACCACCTATGGCGTCGCGTCGCGTGACCTCTACCGGCCCGACATTGTGGACACCGTCAATCTGCAGCCCAACCCGGATGCGCGGTTGTGGAGTGCGGGGGTGCCGGTGTCGTGGGCCTCGGTCAAGACCCCGCTCATCACCCAGATCAGCACCAGCAATCGGTGGCAGACGGGCGGGAGTTCGGCCTATGTGCAGACCACCGCTGAAGGGGAAGGGATTGAGACGGCATGGCTCCCCATCACTCCTTCCTCGAAGTTCCCCAGCTTCAGCGGACTCTCGACCTTCTGGCTGGATGGAACGGTGGGCCGGATGCGGGTGGAGATGGCCATCGGGAAGGCCACGGTCAGCATCAGCGGGACGCCCACCAAGGTCTGGGACAGCACCAATCTGATTGCGACGGTGACGGTCAGCGCCACGGCGCACGGGTTGGTGACGGGCGACATGGCCGAGATCACCGGCCTCACCCCCGTTCTCCTCAATGGTATCTTCCAGATCACCAAGGTGGATGCCAACACCTTCACCTATTTCGTCTACAGCGACCCCGGCACCATCACCACCAGCAGCCCGACAGTACGCTGGACGCAGGTGTGGCCCGACGGCACCAATGCGCTGGCCTTCTCCTCCGCTACCAATGCGTGGACCACCCTGAATGTCAATGGGATTGACTGCTTGGCGCCGGGCGCCACCTTCCTGAAGATGCGGATTGTGCAGGATGGCGCCGGCACTACGGCCACCGTCACCATCAGCAACAGCGGCACCACGGCCACGGTGACGCATACCGCGCATGGCCGCAACTCGGGGGACCGGGCGCTGATTGCCGGGGCCAGCCTGAGCGCCAACAATGGTGTCTTCACCATCACCTCGACCGGCGCCAACACCTACACCTACACCATGGGCTCCAGCCCGGGCTCCAGCCCGACCGGGACCATCACGGCAACCTTCGGCACCAATGTCTATGTGGATGCCTTCCAGATCACCCAGACTCCGAGTGCTAAGCCCTTCATGGTGGGCTCCGGCGGTACTCGACTCCATCAGGTCGGGAATCGGGCCTTGCTCACGGGCTCGAAGCCCGGGGTGAAGTATGAGATCAGCGTGGTGGATTTGGGCCGGTTGGATCCGGCGCGGGCCGCGCTCGAAACCCTCCAGCTCGGGGCCTATGTGTCGGTGGTGGATGAGGAATGGCCGGTGGCGGCCACCACCCGGGTGTTGGAGCTGACCCGCAACCTCCTCATTGACACCGATACTACCATCACCCTGTCGGACCTGCCGGAAGATGTCACCGACATCATCTTGGGCCGGTTGCCGCCGTCGCGGGTGGCGCCGTCGCTCGGGGCGGTGCTGGACTTGATTGTCAATATCTCCTTTGCCAAGGTGACCAATTCCCCGAATCAGGTGACGGCCCGGCTCACTGCCGCGCCGCAGGGCGCCAGTATCTACTGGTGGCGCGGGACGGCCGGGGAATCGCCACCGCGCATGGGGCAGATTGTGGCGGGGGCTGCCCCGGACCCGACGCATTGGGCCCTCTACAGCACCCCGTTCACCGTAGACCAGAATGTCACGGCCGATGTCCAGATTCATGCCTATGCTGTCGCGGCCAACCGCTACTCCCGGGTGTTCACCTGGAAGGTGGAGGCGAGCCCGAAGGCAGCGGTGACCGCCACCATCTCCCAGATCACCTCCCCGGCCAACGGGATGAAGGTGGCATGGGTGCCCAACAACAACACCGGATGGGTCAGCGTCTATACCAAGCGCAATCCAACCACGGTGTCATGGCCCACCCTCGACACCACCAGCACCGGGGCTCCGGACAAGACCTACTTCCGGGGCACCTACCCGGTAGACAGTTTGGTGCTGGGCTGGGACTCGGCCGGGAATCCGATCTACAGCGCCCTGCTCTATCAGGACACCACCGCGTATCCGTGGGCCAACAATGATGTGTTTGCGGCGGTGTTGATTCCCATTGACCGGAATCTCAACCCGGGAACGCAGCTGGCCCTGCAGGGGACGTATGTCACCACCCCGCCCGGCAGCATCGTGACCTTCACCATGGGCACTACCACCTTTGGCAGCTGCGCCGTCGGCACCTCGCAAGTGCTGAACTGGACTACGGCTAATGCGGCGGATGGCACCCATGATGCGAAAATCTATGTCCAGACCAATGGAGGCAGCTGGCTATTGGACGGGACGGTGACCACCCCCGTCTCAACCCCCACCTACACCGTGCCCACCTCCACCTTGTTGGGCAAGACCAGCGGGAAGTTTGACCCGAATGTCACCTATGCCTTCAAAATCGAGCTGATTCTGTCCTCGGGCCCGACGGTGCAAGACACTGACACCGTGGGCTCCTTGGTGTATAAATCCAACTGTCCATAAAGGTGGGATTTCGCAGGGTCAGTTATATTTCGTTCATCGCCTTTCTTGGGACGCATCATGAATCGTAGCTCTGAACCCCGTCGGGACGGAGGCAATCGCCGCATGAGCGATGAAGCCCAAGAAATGGCGCGGGACGCTGATGCCGTCAAGCGCACCGTTGGCATTGTGGCCGAGCTGTTCAGCAAGCGGGCGCTGATGTATGCACTGCTCTTCATGACCCTGTCCGGGGGCAGTAGCTACCTGTCTGCCCGGAAGGGCAATGCGGATGCGGTGGCAGTGCTGGACACCAACATGACCCGGTTGGTCCACGGCTATGCGCACCGGATTGATTCGGTCAATGCGGCGATGCAATCCGAGGTGGATTCCATTGAGCAGGTGGAGGATGAGCGGTATGTCATCACTCGGGCCATCGGGGTCCGGATGTGCCTGAAGGAGACCACCGATTTCATCAACTACACTGGCCTTCCGTGCGACCACCTGTTGCAAGGCCTTGGGCCCCGGCCGCGTGGACGGGCTCCCCGTTCTCCGCTCTCCGGGGGCAGTGGCGGGGTAATGCCATGAGTGAGGCCCCGTGGTGGAAGTGGAAGCCGCTCGACCCGTCATGGCTCAATCAACTCAACACCCCCACCTACAAGACGGTGTGGGCGGTGTGGTGCTGCATCGGGACGTTCATGGTCTGGGGGGCCTGCACCTTGTTTGAGGTCCACGTGGAAGAAGTGGCCTTTGGGCTGTGGCTCGGCTTCCTCGCGGCATGGATGGGCATCAACTACAAGACCTATGCCACCACTCGGGACACTGACTACGGGGCGCTGGAGCGCAAGGCCGACATTGAACGGGCCAAGGCCGGGCTGCCGGCAGGCCCCACTGCCGAAATGCCGGTGGCGAAATGAGCGGCATGGCCCCGTGGCTCCCGATCAATCATCCGTGTCGCAATCTGGTGGAGACGGCCATTGCCGCCATCGGGATTTGCGAGGAGCCCCCGGGCTCGAATCGCGGCCCGCAGGTAGACCAGTACAACCGGGATGCCGGAGTGCCGGATGCCTCTTATTGGTGTGCCGCCGCAGTGGGGGCATGGTACCGGACCGTGCAGCTCCCGGTGCCCATCGGGTATGCCAGCTGCGAAAACTGGCACCGGTGGGCGAAGCAGACGGGCCGCTGGAGCGACTATCCGGCCGTGGGGGCAGCGGTGCTGTATGGCAAGGAAGGGGTGGCCCATCACATCGGGCTGATCATTCGGACGGTGCCGCTCATTCTCTCGGTGGAGGGCAATACCACCATTGAAGGCGCAGCCTTCGCGGCGGCCCGGAACGGGGTGGGGGTGTCCCTGAAGGAAATCACCCCGCAGGATGCGGTGCTCGGGTATGTTCTCCCCAATCGAGGAACCTGACCTATGACGGACGTGATTGCCATCCTCAAGCTGATGATGCCCACCCTGCTCCCGCTGCTGGTCAGCGCGATCACGTGGGTGCTCAACACGTATTGGACCTGGATGGCGAAGCTCAACAACACGCTGAAGCAGGTGCTCATCGTCGTGGTCCCGACGGCCATCCTGTACGGGCTGCAGAAGCTCGGGCTGGATGTCAGTTCGGTGCAGGGCTTCGCCAGCAGTCTGGTGGCCCTCGGCATCTACCAACTCGGCAAGAACAAGGGCGCGGCGAAACCGTAGATGGCCACGGTGCGGTGGATTGTCCTCGGCATCCTTCTCGCGCTGTTTGCGTGGGCCGTCCACCGTACCCAAGTCTGGGAACATCGGGTCACTGAGGTGCTGGCCATTGACAGCGCAGACAAAGTCGTCATTGCCCAGCAATCCCTCCGGATTGCCCAGCTGACGCGGTTGCTGAGCCATCGCGACACGGTGTGGCGGGTCCGGGTCAAAGTCTTGCGGGACTCGTTGCCGGTGGTGCTGGGGTCCGGGGATTCCTCCTGTGCCCCGCTCCGGGACTGGGCCACCCGGTGCGCGGCCGAGCTGGACAGTGCTGGCACGGTTGCGGACGGCTGGCATGCGGTAGCCGACAGCAATGCGGTCATTGCCCGGGAAGAAACGGCCCGGGCAGATTCCCTCCGGCGAGTGCTGACGGAGCGAGTGCCAGTGCCGGTGCCGGGATGGGATGCGAAGAAGCTGTTGGGATTTCTCCCGCTGCCGGATGCGTGTGTGGCGGGCGTGGGGCCCGGGCTGTCCTTTGCCGGCAAGGGCTATGTGGGGGCCCAATTCACCTGTGGCTGGACCGTGTTTGGTCACCATCACTGAGGAGCGCACTATATGAGACGATTCACTGGATGGCTCGTGGCCCTGACAATGCTGATGCTGCTGCCGCTGGCCAGCTGCAAGCCCGACCCGGCGTGGGCCGCCACGAAGATTCGACTGGATGCCCCCGTGCTGACGGCCGCCGGGGACACCGTCTATCTCACGCCGCGCTGGACAGCGGGCGTCGTGGCGGATGCGCAGGGCCCCGTCACCGGCTTCCGCATCACTGCGACGCGCAACGTCCCGGCCCCGGTGCTGACGGTCACGCTCGATGTGACGGGGGGCACAGCCACGCAGGGCAAGATTGCCGTACCCGTGGCCCTTATGCCCGGGGGCACGGCCACCGGCACCATTTGCGTCGCCTCCATTCGCAACACCGTGACCTCCGCCTGCGCCCCTTCTCCGGCACTGGCCTGGTCGAAGACCTACCCGGTCCTGATGCCGCCACCGCCGCTGAATGTGACGCTCGACACCAGCGGGGTCCAGATTTCGGCCGTCCCGGCAAGTGATACGATGTTCGTCATGTTCCAGCTGACGCGGGCCAATGCGCTCACGCTGCTCAATGCGCCGGGCTGCGCGGTCTGGAACCAGACCACGTGCGCCCTCTCGCTCGCTGCCGCCTTCCCGACCGGCGCCAAGAGTGTCCTACGAACCGGCTGCGGCTGGTTCATTCCGGGGACTCCGGCCACCTACGCGGCAGTCCAGAATCCCCCGAGCACGGACCCGGCCACCCGCTGGATGGATTGTCGGGGACTCGCCAAACAGATTGGCTACGCCGGGCCGATGGACAGTACGCTCGCGCAGATTGCCTTCACGATGACGCACTAGTTCGCCTGTTCCAAGTCAGCTGTGGTGCTGGGCCGGGCGGTGGGTCGCTCGGCCACCGGGCCACTCCCCTGAGGAGGATGTATGAAAAAGCGCCTGAAGCCAAAGCCTGTAAAGAAGGGCAAGCTGCGTCCGTGGGAGCGGGCTACTAAACCCGCTCCGGCGAACGCCAAGATGCGCCTCCAAGGCCCGGGCTGTCGATAGCATGGAGGAGTATCTGGAGGAACTGGCTCAAGCGGCGCGTGACCCCGTTATGCGGGAGCGGCAGCGCCAGTACTTTGCGCAGCTGGCCGCCGAGCATCCGCCCCGGCGGCGGCGCAAGACACGCCCATGGTCGGTTGCCGAACGCATCCGCGTCGCCGCCATGATCACTCACTCTCATGCCCGGAAGGCATAGGGCATCCCGATGAAGACACTCACCATCCCTGCCCGCACCATTGCGGCCGGGGTTCAGACCATGGGGCCGGTGTCCCCAAACCAACCGTGGACGCGGGTGGCGGTTGTGCTTGACATTGCGAATGTCACTCCGGCACACCCACTCATCATCGGGGTGGATTGGTCCCATGATGGAGGAGTGACATGGGAACTGTTGGTGCGCCTGACGGTGGTCGGGCCGAGTCGGGACAAGCAGGGTGTGCTTCAACCCAATCTTGTCTTTGACTTCAGTCTCCCCGATCCATTTGCGGATCGTGCCTTTCGATTCTACACCGAGAGTGATGTGGCATTCGTGACGGCAGGCGGAAGCGTGGTGATCACATGACGTGGGCGGTGTCGGCCTGCGGGGTGGTCCATACGGCCTCTGGCCTTGTGACCCAACTCCAGATTGTCAGTAGCCTCTCCTTTGCAGCAGGGGATACGGCACTCATCGCAGTCACGCAGGATCGGACCTCTGGCGCCGAAAAGTGCTCGGTCACCGATTCCTTGAGCACCCCGTACAGTGTCCCCTCCGGGGTGATTGCGGATGACGCAATAAATGGACAAGCATTGTCGCTTGCCGGGGGCATTGTCGCCAGCGCGGGCACCCCTACAGTGACGGTGAAGTGGAATCCAACACCGGGCACCACCACAGCAGCCTTTATCACCATGAATCTGTGTAAGGCTACAGGCTCCGATGCGTCCAGTGTGCTGAACGGGGCCGGGGCCGGGGCCTTGATTGGGTCACCGGGGGCCGGGACTACGGACGGGGTGACCTCTAATGCATTCACCACCACGGTGGATGGCTGTCTGATCTTCGCAGCGAGTGTGCCGAGTTACGCAGTCAATACCACTGATCTGACGGCAGGCTCCGGATTCACCTTGGCGCAAGTGGGCGGACAAGTGGATGTGGTCTGCTACACTGAGTATAAAACGCAAACGACGCAGGGCTCGGTGGCGGGGACATTCACCTCAAGTGTGAACAATGCCCACATCACGGTGGTATTGGCCGTGACCCCCGCCGCCGGGGGCGGCGGCAGTGGCGGCCCGCCCCTTGACCCCGAGGATGTCTTTCAGATGATGATGCCGGCTCCGTGGGTGGCTGCGCCCTTGCGAGTGAGTCTCTGATGTTGATGACCTCGGGGCCCGTGCGAACGGCGGCGACGGCGGTGCCGGACAATGCCTTCACGGGGCATGCGTGGACCACCAGCTTTCCATTGCCAGAGGTGGTGGTCTCGGAGGCCGATCAGACCAACCGGGCCGGAGTCTGGACCACGGGCCTGCGGGACGGGTTGGATTGGTCTGGGGTATCCTCCAATGGCCTGATGGCCTATGGCCGGCAACAGCTCGACAATGCGGCCGACTTCAGTGACGGCACCGCCATCCTCAAAGGGGACTGGAGCCCGGACCAAACCGTAGAAGTCACAGTGCGGATTCCCGGGGCCCTGCCGCCGGACACCTACTTCGCAGAAATCGAGATGCGGTTGCGGAGCCTGATCACGCCACATTGGAACTCCGGGTATGAAATCCTGTTCAGCGTGAATGTCACGGCCGCCAGCGCCTATTGCTCGATGGTGCGGTGGAAGGGGCCATTTGGGAGCTGGAACTACATGAATGCCAGCGGCACCTTCGGGGGCCCCACCGTCCAGCTGGCGGACGGAGATGTGCTGCGGGCCTCGATCTTCGGGAATACCATGCAAGCATGGAAGAACAACACCTCCTTGATGATTGCGGACATCACTGATTTGAGTGCGCCAGTGAACGGAGGGCCCATCTGGACCTCCGGGAATCCCGGGTTGGGGTTCAATTTGTCGCCTGCCGGGGCCAACCACAATCAGGATTACGGGGTGTCTCACTTTGTGGCCCGGGAGGGATTGTGACCTTGACATCTAACCCGTTGCTGGGACACTCGGAGCCGGTGGCCCCGAGCCGTGACCCGTTGCGGGATGAAGTGATGCCCGATAGCCGGGCCCGGACGGACCGGGGCGCGGTGATGCGACATGGAATGGAATGGCGGCCCGTCTACTGCGCCAACTGCGGGGTGGATGGCGGGGTGGTGCCGGTGACGACTACGGCGGTTTGTTATCTCTGTGATAAGTGTTTCGAGACGCATGGCGTGCCCCTCGGCACCATGGTCACTAGCGATGAAGTCTTCTGGGCGAAGGTTCATCGAGAAATGATAGATCAGTATGGACGCCAGCTCACGGCAGCCGAGCTGGACACTGTGAAGACGGCCAATTGCTCCCCGTTGGCTGCTCTTATCCGTGAGGGAGCACGACTCAACAGGAGCTAACCATGCCGTTCGCTTACACGACGGACCCGGCAACCACGCTGAGCACCAGCGCGACGCCCAACACCGAGATTGACTGCCTGTTCCTCAAGCCGGGCGCGGGAGCCCCGCTCTACGTCACGGGCTTCTCGATCCACGGCAAGAATGCGGCCGCGACCAGCATCACCGGCATCACGATGCGGCTGAAGAAGTACGGCACCACCGCCGCCACCACCGGCACCGGCGTCGCGCTGACCAACGCGCTGCTGACCGGCACGATCCAGCCTGCGCATCCGAGCTTCCCGCTCGCGGCTGCGACGGGCGCATACAACAGCACCAGCGGTGCCACGATCACGGCGGGCACTGGTGGTCCGGCCACGCAGCTCACCATCGGTTGCGGCGCGACCGGCCCGGGCGCGTGGGCGGCCACGTCGCAGGATCACCCGAAGGCGCTGTTTGCCGGCGCCAACCAGTCGCTGGACTGGTGGCACAGCACGGCGGGCTCCGTCTCGCTGCCGCTGTCGCTGTCGGTCGAGCATCTGGAATACTAAGCCTCCAGCCTCCGGCGGGGATGGTCCCCGCCGGAGGCGCAGGCGTGTCTCTCTTTCACTCGTGGTGATGCCCCATGGCCGACGGACTGTTCTACCAAGACACACGTGAGCCGCACATCAGCGCGGACATCGCGGCGGTGACGCTGGCCACCACCGACAAGGCCCTGTATCCTCCCTCCAATTCCCCGGTGTTGGGGGGCCAGTATTGGGTGCGGCCTGGCAAGAAACTGCACATCGTGGCCTACGGGCGCATCACGACAGCGGTGACCCCGGGCAACCTGACCCTCAGCATCTACTACGGCACCGGGGCGGATGCCAACGGCACCGTATTGGCGGCGTCGGCGGCGATTGCGCTGGTGGCGAGCCAGACCAGCCTGACATGGAACTGTGACTTCATGGTGCATTGCCGGTCCATCGGGTCGACCGGCACGCTGTTCGCCATCGGCCAATTCACCTGCAACCCGGCGGTGATTGCCTCGACCGCGCAGCCGGTGATGATTCCGGCCTCAGCCCCGGTGGTATCAGGGGCACTGGATCTGACGGCCGCCAACATCATCAGTCTGCAAGCCAAGCGGTCGGGCTCAACGGCCGAGACCATGCAGATTCATGACATGAAGATTGTCTCAGTCAACTAGTTGACCTGAGATAACGCGCCATGGCTCGCCCGATCATCTGGCGGCTCCGCAAGTTCCTCGGAGTCGATGACGATGCCAATGGCGTGCCACCGTTCATGGCCCCCTTGGGGGCCCATTCTCCGCAAACCATTCAGTTTGAGGAGGAGGGCTTCTGGGGTGGCCTCGGCCAGTTGGCTGGGGTGGCGATGGCGGCGAGTCTGGCGGCATGGCCCAATGCCGCCACCCTCCAACAGCTTCACATTGGGGAGCGGGATGAAGTCATCATCCCCACCGTCGCGGCCGACCAGAGTGCCGTCACATGGTCCCCGGCGGGATGGAGTTGGCAGCCACTCCTCTTTACCTTCTCGGATGCGGAAACACTCCCGTTTGCGACCAGCACGCTGGATGATGAGGCGGGGGTCACCCTCCGGCCCCCGCCAGTATGGAGCTGGCGCCCGGCTGCCTTCGCAGATGATACGGAATCGTGGGTGCCCCCGGCTCCGCTGCCGGTGGATGATGAAGCAGGCATCACCCAGCGAGTAGCGGCATGGACATGGGCCCCCTTCGCCTTCCAGACAGATGCGGACGGGGACTTCTCCCTCATCACCTCAATTGCCATTGAGGATGAGGCCGGGGTCACCCAGTCCTGCCTCAACTGGACATGGCGCCCGTCGGCCTTCAGTGATGATAGTGAGCAATTGCCCGGGGCCGCCGGGAGCCTGCCGGTAGATGATGAGGCCGGGGTCACTCAAGCCCTCGCGGCATGGACATGGGCCCCATTTGCCTTTGTAGATGACAGTGATGCAGCCTTCCCGTGGGTGCTGACAGGGCAAACGGGCCTGAGTGTCATGCCGGCCGGATGGAGCTGGACTCCGCTCCTATTCATTTTCTCCGACAGCGAGCTGATCACTACCCCGAGTGCTCCGCTCGGAGTGGATGATGAAAGCGGCCAGACCCAAGCGGTGGTCCAGTGGGGCTGGACCCCACGGGCTTTTGCTGATGACACTGAAGTGCTGGTACCCCCTGCCCCGCCACTTGGAGTGGATGAAATTGGCGGCATTTGGCAATCAACAGTCCAGTGGACATGGGCCCCGTTTGCCTTCAGTGATGCCAGTGGAGAGTTTGTCCCCACCGCACTGGAGGAGGAGTACGCCTTTTACTTCGGCCCGGCTGAGGGCTGGCGCCAAGAGTGGCATCCGGCCGCCCCGGGGCTGGAGGAGGAGTTTGTCCCGTCCGCCCCGCTGCCGGTGGATGATGAGGCCGGCATTACCCAACGGCTGGCCGCATGGACATGGACGCCCTTCACCTTCACGGCCGACGCGGATGGGGACTTCTCCACCTCTACTTCGATTGCGGTGGAGGATGAGGCCGGCATTACCCAACGGTTGGCCGCATGGACATGGACGCCGCGCCCGTTCTGGGATGACACCGAGACGTGGGTGCCCCCGGCCCCGTTGCCGGTGGATGATGAAGCGGGCATCACCCAACGGTTCACTCAATGGACATGGACCCCCTTCGCCTTCCGGGCCGATGCGGACGGGGACTTCTCCACTGTCACCTCGATTGCGGTGGAGGATGAGGCCGGCATTACCCAACGGCTGGCGTCATGGACATGGACGCCCCGGGCCTTCACGGATGAGGGGGATGTCCTTCCCAACTTCCTGCTGCTGGATGATTACCAAGGGCTCACCCAGATGGTGGTGGCATGGACGTGGGCCCCGGTTGCCTTCCTTGATGACACAGAATCGTGGGCCCAGCGGCTCGGCCCGGATGATGAGGCCGGGGTCACCCAAGCCCTTGTGGCATGGACCTGGACCCCTCGGGCCTTCACGGATGATGGGGATGTATTGGTCCCCTTCTTTGCCCCGGATGATGAGGCCGGGCAAACGCAGCGGGTGGTGGCGTGGACATGGATGCCCCGGGCCTTCACAGATGACACTGAAGCCCGAGTGCCCCCGACCCCGCTCCCGGTGGATGATGAGACCGGGGTCACTCAGCGGTTCACCCGGTGGACGTGGCGCCCGTTTGCCTTCAGTGATGACATCGACACGTGGGTGCCGTATGGCGGGCTCACTATCGTCAGCCGTCGCACCCGGGTATGGTTCCCGTACAATGCCACGGCCTTGGGGCTGGCCTCCACCGGCCATACCGTGGCGCTGGCCACTCCTGTGGTCACCACGGTGACCTTGGCCTCCTCGGGACAAACCCGAGCCATCGTCACGCCCATCTTCACCTCGGCAGGATAACATGAAATTCAAGATGAAGCGGAATGATCGCAAGCCCTCCATGGGTGCGATTCTTCAACTAGCCGACGGCACCCCGCAAGACCTCACCGGGGCCAGCGTCAAGTTCTTCATGCGCAAGGCCGGCACCACGGGCACTCCGAAGGTCAATGGGAGTGCGGTGGTGGTGGTGAATGCCGCGACCGGCTCGGTGCGGTATGACTGGGGGGCCACCGACTGCGACACGGCCGGGGCCTATGAAGCGGAGTTTGAGGCCACGCTGGCGACCGGCGAGAAAATTACCTTCCCCAATGATAGTGACCAGCCCTACATTGATGTGGCTATCACCGGGGACATTGGGTAATGCGAGCCCATAAGCTCTCCCTGCGGGACCTCAAACGATTCACTCGATTGTGCCGGCAAGGGGCCAGCACGCGGATGCTCATGGCCATCTTCGACCTGTGTGACAAAAGTGTCCGCAGCTATCGGCGCAAACTCCGGTTGCCCTCCCGGCCAGTTGGCCGTCCGCGCGTGCGCCCGTTGCCCCTCCTCTTATATCGGTGCCCGGTCTGTGGCGGCCGGAGCCCGCAGCCGGGCCCGCATCCCCAATGCGCCCTTCACCATCCAGATCATCATTGTGATGCGCAGCCGGTGTACCTTTTTGTGACCGACTTGACCCTGCGCACCAATGTTCGAGCACCCAGCCTGTCAGCCCTTGGCTCCCAGCCCACTCACCGGCCAGTCGGCCAACCGGAAACTGCCGAAATGCTAGCGCGAAATACCCCTATGCGTTAGCTTCGGATTGTCGGAGTTCCCCCCTAGCACTGGCAGAATGGAAAGGCCGATTCCTTCGTGGGCAATGTGACGGCTGATGTTGAATTGGAGTTCCCGCGCCCGGCCCTCTCGCAACAGACGGCCGCCTTGGTGCGGAGCTGGAACATGCCGGCCTTCGCCCTCTTTATGGAACAGGGCACTTGTAAGACAGGTGTGGTGTTGCGCAACGCCGCCATCCTTCATCATCAAGGATTGCTCAATGGGCTGATCATTTTGGCCGACAACGGGCTCCATCGCAATTGGGTGGTGGATGAGATGCCGCTCGATTGGCCGGTGAATCTGCCATGGGAAGGATGGGTCTGGGACACGGGTCGGAGCCACACCAAGACCGGCCAGCATGACTTTGATGCCTTCTGCCAAACCAAGGCCTTTCCGATCCTCGCCATGAACATTGAAGCCCTCATCACGCCCACGGGCAAAGCAGCCTTGCGGCAGTTCACCGAAGTCCGCAAGCCCGTGATGACGGCCATTGATGAATCCACCTGTATCGCCAATCCCGGGATTCATCGCACCAAGACGGCCATGGCCCTCGGGGCCCGGTCCGCCTATCGGCGCATTTTGACGGGCACCCCGTTTGCGGAAGGCCCGCTCAAGGCCTATGCGCCCTTCCGCTTTCTGGATACCCGCATCTTGGGGTTCACCTCCTTCACTGCCTTCAAGGCCCAGTATGCGGAGTGGGAGCTGAAGCAATTCCCGGGCCAGCCCCGTCCCTTCTTGGAGCTGAAGGGCTACAAGAATTTGGAGGAGCTGAAAGCCAAGATTGCCCCCTACAGCTACCGGGTGCTCAAGTCTGAATGCATGGACTTGCCCCCGAAGCTGTATGAGAAGCGGTACTTTCCGCTCAGCCCGCTCCAGCAGCAACATTACACTCGGCTCAAGCAGCAGTTTGAGATTGAGCTGGCGCAACTCCCGCTCATCACCGTGGACCATGTGCTGACCCGTCGGATGCGGCTGCAGCAGATTGCCTCGGGATTTGTGGGCGGCCTTGATGCGGAGGGGCAGCGGGTCCTGCATCGCCTCGGCACCAATGCGCGGCTCGAAGCCTTCCGGGCCGTCATTGAGGCCACTCCACGCCACGTCCAATCCTTGGTGTGGGCCCGCTTCATCTATGACATTGATGAAATCTGCCGTCTCTTGGCCAACATGGGGGAAAGCTACACCCGCTATGATGGCTCCACGCCGCAGGACCAGCGGACCCGGGGACGGCAGCTGTTCCAAGCCGGGGAGTGCCGGTGGTTTGTGGGGAATCCTCGGGCCGGGGGCAAGGGCCTCAATCTCCAAAATGCGAGTCAGGGCATCTTCTACACCAATGACTCGCGGCTCGAATACCGGCTGCAGGCGGAAGATCGGCAGCACCGCTCCGGCTCCCAGATCCATTCCAACATCACCTATCTGGATATGGTGGCGCTCGGGACGGTGGATGAGAAGATTGTCACGGAGTTGCGGGATAAGAAGGACATCAGTGACCTCATGACGGGTGACCGCCCGGGGGAGTGGCTGTGAGCACCGCCAATGTCTTTGTGGTCCAAGAACCAGCCATCGTGCCCCGACGGACGGGCGGCAGCCGATATGAGATTGATCTCACCCCCGCCAAGGCCTATGGGGAGATGCGCTTCTTGCTGGAGTGGTCAGAGACGCGCGACATGGATCCTACGGCCATGTTTGATCTGCTCATGCGGCGGTGCGCGGACTACACCGAGGATGATTGGCTCCTCATGCGGGGCAACCCCACGGCCATGGGGCTGGCCTTCCTCTGCTGTGCCGTCGCGGCCAAGGGCAAGGTCAATCTGCTCTATTGGGAGCGGGAGGCCCGGCAGTACACTGAGGTCAAGCTCGACCTCCAGCACATGGTCCATGTGGCGCAGGAAGCTGATCCGGAGGCCATTCCGGAAGACGTCAACCCGCTGCCGGTGGCCCTGCGGCGGCAAGCCCGGAGGTAATGACCCCATGAACAGCAGGATAGCACTGGAGACGGTGGCCGCGCTGGCGGCGCAGCAAATCAGGATTGAAGATGAAGTGGGGCAGATCGAAGAGGCCCTGAAGCGCAAGAATGAGGAGTTGCGGGTCCTCAGCCAAGAGCGACTGCCCGCCGCCATGGATCTGGCGGAGGTTCGCAGCTTCACCATGCTCGATGGCAGCAAGATTGAGGTCAAGGAAGACTTGGCCTGCCGGATTGCGGTGGAGAAGCGTGGGGATGCGTATCAGTGGCTCAGGGACCATGGAGCCGGGAGCATCATCAAGCATTACATCAGCGTGGAGTTTGGCAAGGAGGAAACTGAGGAAGCGCAGCAGTGCTTTACGGCCTTGGTGGAAACCTATCCGGGCCGAGCCGTGGAAGACAGCCTCAGCGTGCATCCCGGCACCTTGAAGGCCCTGCTCAAAGAATGGCTCCGGGATGGTGTCAACTTCCCGATGGACCTCTTTGGGGCTATGCCCCTCACCTTTGCCAAGATCAAACGCAGCGGCAGCACTTCCCCTTCACAGTTGTGAGCCAACTCGGCTCCGAGTCTTGACGTTGGGGCGGACTCGACAAAAACTAGCTCCGACACTCTTTCAAGGATGGGTATCATGGCTGATCAGAAGAAGCAGCAGCAGGCCCGACAGACGGAGTTGCCCCTGACGCCGGCAGCCACCGCCGTGGCGGAACTCAGCACCACCCCCAAGGCCGTCACCGCTTATGAGGAGGATGCGGGCGGGGGCTTCGAGGGCACCGGAGCGAAAGACTACGCCATCCCGCTGCTGGTGGTGCTCCAGTCCCTCTCTCCGCAGTGCATCGAAGACAACGCAGCCTACCTGCTCGGGGCCAAGTCGGGCAGCCTCATGAACAGCGTCACTCGGGAGCTGTTCAATGGGAAGGCGGGGGTCAGCGTGATTCCGGTCCACCGGGCCAATGCCTTCGTGGAGTGGGTGCCCCGGTCGGCCGGGGGCGGGCTCGTGGCCGTCCATCAGCCCGGAGACAAGCTGGTGGCGGAGGCCACCAAGGATTGGAAGGGCTTTGGCAAGATCACGCTGCCCAACGGCCATGAGCTGGTGGAGACGTTCTCGATGTTCGCGCTGATGGTGCGTGACAGCGGGCAGTATGACCCCATCGTCATCAACTTCTCCTCCTCGGGTATCAAGGCCTACAAGGGATGGATGACCCGGGCCAAGTCCATTACCTTCACCAATGGGGCGGGGGTGCAGATGCCCTTCCCGCTCTGGGCGCACAAGTACCGGCTCACCACCGAAGCGCAGAAGAATGCCAAGGGCAGCTGGCACATGATCGTTGCGCAATTCGATGGCGCCAGCGCGGACGCGGCGCGGATTCCGCAGGACCACCCGCTCTATCAGGCGGCCAAGGGCTTCCGGGACCTCGCCACCAGCGGCACCGTCAAGGTGGCGATGGAGACGGCGCAGCCGGAGGCGGATGATCTGCCGGGCGACCCCGACAAGCTGTAGCTCACCCGCACAATCCCCCGGGCCACTCTAGCCCGGGGGATTCCCTTCGTTGTCTGCGTGGGAGCGTAGAATGACGATTGTTGAATGGGCCGCCCAATTCCATGCCCGCTTTGCGGGGTTGGAACGGGCCCACGGCCACTGGACCGATAGTGGCAAGAAGAAGGTCCGGGCCACCGGCAGCAAAAATGCCGGGAGCCACGGCACGGTCCATAGCCCGGCCACCCCGGAGCTATGGGCCCAACATCTCGCCGGCACTTACAGTCTCGGCATCGTGCCGATCCGCGACGATGCCACCTGCGTCTTCGGCGCCATTGATGTGGATGACTACAAGGCGGACGTGGTCAAAATCCACAAGGAGATTCAGGAGCGGGGCTTGCCGCTGGTGCCCTGCCGGACCAAATCAGGCGGCATCCATCTCTACTGCTTCACCAGCGAGCCCGTCCCGGCCACGTTGATGCGGGCCAAGCTGATGGAGTGGGCGGTGGCGCTCGGGTATAGCGGGGTGGAAGTCTTCCCCAAGCAAGCCAAGCTCGCCAATGACAAGGATTACGGCAACTGGATCAACATGCCGTACTTCGGCGGCGAGAAGACGGACCGCTATGCCAGCATTGATGGAGTGGCGCTGGATGTGGACACCTTCCTGAAGTATGCCGAGACGCAAGCCCAAACCGAAATTTCCCTCACCGCCATTGTCCTCCCGGAAGATGCCAAGCTCGGGGATTTGTTGTATGAGGCCCCGCCTTGCCTGCAATGCTTGGCCAAGAATGGCATCCCCGACGGCCAGCGCAACAAGGTCATGTTCAACTTGGCGGTCTATTGCAAGAAGCGGTTTGGCGAGAAGTTCAAGGAGAAGATGGATGAGCTGAATGTCGCCATCATCACCCCGCCCTTGCCGAGTGATGAGATGACGCAACTCGGAGATCATGCCAAGAAGAAGGAATACAACTACACCTGTAAACAAGACCCGCTGATGCCCGTCTGTTCCCGGCAAATCTGCCTCACCCGGCAATTTGGGGTGGCCACGGATGAGATGGACCCGGGGGTGAACTTCGGGCAACTGGTCAAGGTCTTGGCCGAGCCGCCCTACTACATCTGGGATGTCAATGGATTCCGGATCCAGCTGCAGACCTCGGAGCTGATGGAGCAGGGGCGCTTCCATCGCAAGTGCTTCGAGAAGACCGGGAAATGGCCCAACCAGCTCAAGCAGCGAGTCTGGCACGACATCGTCCAATCGGCCTCCGACCTTGCGATTGAGGAGGAGGTGCCGCCCGACAGCACGCCCCGGGGCCGGATGTGGGTCTTGTTGGAGCAGTACTGCTCGGCCCGGAATCAAGCCGTGAGTAAGGATCAGCTGCTCATGAACAAGGTCTGGGAGAATGAAGGGAAGCTCTATTTCTCCGGCCCGGACTTTGTCAAGTATCTGGACCAGCAACGGTTCAAGGTGGAGGAGCAGCTGATTTGGGCATGGCTCAAGGAAGGCAAAGCCACCCAGCAATTCTTTCGCATCAAGAGTCGCGGGATGCGGACATGGTGTATCCCGGCCTTTGAGAAACAAACCGAGCCCCACGACATTCCCCGTGTCACTCAGCCTGAGGATACTGCGCTATGAGTTCCGAAGCCATCCGCGTGCCCCAGCAGGGAGAGCTGGTGCGCCTCTGGCCCATCACCACCACGTATCGCATGGCCCCCATCACCACGGTGCTCAACTATCGGGCCTTTGGCAAGGCCTTTGAAGTGCTGGTGGAGGATGAAGGCAAGCATCCGCGCTTTGTGATCTTCCGGGACATTGATCTCATGACGGGGATGGCCAACTGGGAGGAGATTGTGGGGAATCCCGGGCCATGACCGACACCACCATGATTCTGGGCGGCCCGGGGTGCGGCAAGACCACCCGGCTCCTTGCCATCTTGGAGCAAGAGATGGCCCGAGGGGTGCCGCCGTCACGCATTGCCTTTGTGGCCTTCACCAAGCAAGCAGCCGAGGAAGCCAAGACCCGGGCAGCTGCCAAATTCCAGCTGGACCCCAAGCGCGACCTCCCGTGGTTCCGCACCATCCACAGCTTGGCCTATGCGGGGGCCGGGGTCAGCTCAGATGAGGTCATGGGCGCAAAGGAATGGGCGCAATTTGGCAAGATGGTGGGCTTCCCGCTCTCGGGGCATCACGACATGGGGGATGAGGATGGAGCCACCCTGACCCCGGGGGACAAGATGCTCGGGGTGGTGAGCTATGCCAAGGCCACCCGTCGGCCCTTGGAGGAGGCGTGGCGGGCCCGGGGTGAGGAGCTAGACTTCCGGGCCACAGAGATGTTTGCGGGGGCCCTCCACCAGTACAAGCTCGACACCGGCAAGGTGGACTTTGATGACATGCTGTCGCTCTACTTTGCCCGGGCCACGGCGCTCCCGCTCGATGTGGCGGTGATTGATGAAGCCCAAGACCTTACTGCAATGCAGTGGGCCGTGGTGGAGAAAGCCTTTGCCGGCGTGAGTCGCCGCTACATTGGCGGCGACGATGACCAAGCCATCTACGGCTGGGCCGGGGCGGATGTGGATACCTTCCTCGCCATGCCCGGGGCCCGGGAGGTCTTGCCCCTGTCGCATCGGCTCCCGCGCCACATCTTCAACCTGAGTCAAGAGATTGTTGGGCGCATTGAGGCACGTATCCCCAAGCAGTATCAGCCCAGCCCTCGGGACGGGCTGGTGGAACGGTATCGGGATGCCGTGGACGTGCCACTGGAGCAAGGGGGCAGCTGGCTCATCTTGGCCCGGAACACCTACCAGCTCAAGGGGCTGGAACGAATGGTGCGCAACTCCGGGATGGTGTATCAATATCGAAAGGGGTCCAGCTCCGTGAAGCCCGAGCACTATCAAGCCATTCGCGGCTATGAGCAATGGCGCAAGGGCGAAGCGGTGCCGGCGGAAACGGCGCGATTGATCTTGACCGCCCTCCAGCGCAAGGCCCAGAACCTGAATGATGCCCGGCGCTACACCGCCGCCGACTGTGGAGTGACCCCGACCTTGATCTGGCATAATGCGCTCTCGGGGCTGGATCCGCGCCAACGGGAGTATTATGTCACCTGCCTCCGGGCCGGGCAGAAACTCAATGCCGCCCCGACGGTCCGGTTGGACACCATTCACGGGGTCAAGGGTGGCGAAGCAGACCATGTGATGATGGTGACCGATATCAGCGCCCGCTCCTTCCAATCCTTGGCCGAGGAGCCGGACAGCGAGCACCGGGTGCTGTACGTCGGGGTCACCCGGGCCCGGCAGGGCCTTCACTTGGTTCTCCCGCAGACCGCGCGACACTATACAATATGACACTTTACTTTTCCCGGTGGCTGTCCTATCTTCGGATGTCACCGCTGTTTCTGACCCCCTTTAGCATTGGAGAATCGGACCATGAGTGAAGATGCCATTGCGGCCGCCCCGGATGCCCCTGTCACGTATTACCTCCTGAACAGCATGCCGGTGCTCGTGCTACCGGTCACCTCGAAGGAGGAGGCCCTGAAGCTGGAGGGCGAAGGGAAGGGCCAAATCATCACCAAGCTCGAAGACCTCGGCACCATCCCGACCAGCGCCCTGATCAAGATTTACAATGCGTGTCCCGAGGTGAAGCACGTCACCAAGTTCCAAGACCGCAGCACCGCCCTCAATCGTGTCTGGGCCGCCATCACCAAGTATCCAGGTGGCTATGCCCAAGACACCAAGACCAAGGAGATCACCGTCATGCCTACCAAGAAGAAGACACCCAAGGCCGCCAAGACTGCCAAGACGCCCAAGGCCGCCAAGGCCAAGGGGGAAGGGGCCCAGCGTCCCGGCCGGGCCTACAAGTTCGGTGAGAAGAAGCTCATCAAGGTCAGCTCCGAGAATCCCCGGCAGGAAGGCTCCCACGGCCATCGGACGTGGAGCCTGCTGCGGAGCGGGATGACGATGGCGCAGGCGGTCAAGGCGGGATGCCGCACGAATGACCTGCGGCATGAAGTGAAGCTCGGCCGGATCAAGCTGGACTGAACCCGTGATCATCTACGGGGCAGGGATGGCGGGGCTGCTGGCGGGGCATTTCTTCCGCCAGCAGCGTCCGCTCATCTGGGAAGCGCAAGCCAGCCTTCCCAACAACCATGCCGCCTTGCTGCGCTTCCGGACCGACGCAGTAAGCCGAGTGACTGGGATTCCCTTCCGGCGGGTCAATGTCACCAAAGCGGTGCTCAATCGGGAGCTGAAGCTGATGCCGCTGGCCACGATGGCTGACAGCAATGCCTACTCCCTCAAAGTGAGCGGGGAGGCGCGGGCCCGGTCCATCCTCGATCTGCGCCCGGTGGAGCGGTACATTGCGCCGGAAGACTTCATTCAGCAGTTGGCCAACGGACTGAGTACCATCCCATTCTACAATCAGCCCGTGACGGCCACGGACCTGAAGATGATTCCAGGCCAGCATGTCATCAGCACCTTGCCCATGCCCGTCTTGCTTAAGCTGGCAGGGGAAGAAGTGCCTGATGGGATGTTTGGGATCAAGCCCATATGGTCCGTCACCACCACACTCCGGGAACCAATCTGTGACTTGTACCAAACGCTCTATGGACCGTGGGACCACGTGAGCTGGTATCGGGCCTCCTTCACCGGGGCCCGGCTCATTCTGGAGTTCCCCGGGGAGCCCCTCAAGCCCCGGGCTGAAATTGACTTTCTGCTCAGTCTGCTCGGCTTCAAGCTGGAGACGTGCATCTATGAGCCGCCCATCCTCAAGAAGCAGCCCTATGGCAAGCTGCTGCCATGCGCTGATGAGTCTCTGCGGCGCAGCACCATCTTGTCGATGACGGATCGGTTTGGCCTCTACTCCTTGGGGCGCTTCGCCACGTGGCGGCAAATCTTGTTGGATGACGTGGTGCATGATTGTGAGGTGATCCAGCGCATGATCACCGACCGCGACCGCTATGGCCGGCACCTCCATCAATCGGGACCGTTGGACCGCGCCCATTCCCCTATTCCTTAGCACTGGAGAAAGTCCCATGGCAGTGACGCTGCTGAGCTATACCCCGGAGGCGCTGGAGCTGCTCCTGTTCTCGAAGCAGACCCGTCTCACGATGGCCCCGAATCTCATGGAGGAGATTCGCCAGTGGCCGATGGAACGCAAGATGAAGGAGTTGGACTATATGCTCGGCACCATCGAGTCGAGCTGGGAGTTTGCCAACTTCACCTTCCTCATCACTGATGTCTCCCGGGCCTTCACCCACCAATTAGTCCGCACCCGGCTTGGGAGCTACGCGCAGCAGGCCCAGCGCGTGGTGACCCAAGAGGGCTTCAAGTACGTGCGCCCCGATTCAGTGATTCATGCCCACGGGGGTGAGGCCGTCATGAGCAGTCTGGATGCGGAGAATGACGACTCCCCCTATGATCTCGCCATGTTCCACCTCAACAGCGAGTATCGCGGATTGATTGAGGACGGGATGGTGGCGCAGGATGCGCGGGGAGTGCTCCCCACCAACATCTGCACCAACATCATGGCCCAATTCGACCTGCGCTGCCTCAGCCATATGGCCCGGCTCCGGCTCTGCACCCGGACGCAGGGGGAATATCAAAACGTCTTCCGGGAGATGCGGCGGCTGGTGCTGGAGGTGTACCCGTGGGCCGAGCGATTCATCCGGGTCCACTGCGCCGCGACCGGGGTGTGCTGCTTCCCCAACTATGCCGAATGCCCCATCAAGCCAGTGGTCTACAACCCGGAGACGCGGCAGGCATGGGGCGGGGCTGAGGTGACTCCGGCCACCCCCAGTGAGATTCAGGCCCTCTGGGAGCATACCCGATTCGAGTATCAGCCGAAGGCCCCTGTGCCATGAACGGCCTCCTGCTGTGTGATCTGGATGGGACGCTCTGTGACATCCGGCACCGGCTCCACTTCGTGCGCTCTGAGCCCAAGGATTGGGAAGCCTTCCACCAAGCCTGCTCGGAGGACAAAGTGGTGTGGGGAGTGGCCAAGCTCCTCGGGGCATGGAGCCGGAGCGGCGGGACGGTAGTGCTGTTGTCAGGACGGTCGGCCAGCGCCAAGGGCAAGACCATCAGTTGGCTCTATCACCATGGCATCGCCTATCATCAGCTTCACCTCCGGCCCGTCGGCAACTTCGAGCATGATTGGGAGTTCAAGCAACGGTTCATCACTCAATATCCGCCCAGCCCGCTTACCATGGTGCTTGAAGATCGGCAACGGGTAGTGGAGATGTGGCGGTCCCATGGCTACCTCTGCCTCCAGCCCAACCATGACAGCTACTAAGAAGAAGCCACGCAGCGTGGCCCAGATCATCGTCACTGCCTTGGAGACGCATCTGGCCCGGCACGCGCAATACCGGGACTCCCGGGCCACGCATGGGCGACTGGCGGTGGCCCTGTTCCCGGCCGGGCTCACGCTACGCACCGAGGCAGACTTCACCCGCTATGCCACGCTCGACATGATCATGGCCAAGCTGGCCCGCTACACTGACCGATTCACCGAAGGCGGCCACCAAGATTCCATTCACGATCTGGGAGTCTATGCCTTCATACTGGAGCATCTCGATGACCACCATACTGATCACCGGCGCGGAGCAAGGGCTGGGACGTGCCCTCGCGGAACGGTACGCAGCCGATCACCCGAGCCATCGCATCCTGCAGATGCCCGGCGACGTATGCCGGGCCGGCAAGCGAAGCATTGAGGCATGGCTCACGCCCCAGCCTCGCATTGATATTGTCATCAACAACTACGGCCGGCATCATTTGTCGTGGATCGGCACCACCCCGGAGGAAGATGAAGGTATCCTCTGGACCAATGTGATGGGGCCCTACTGGATCATCAACTATTTGGTGGCGCGGGGCGACATCTGCATCGTGGTCAACGTCGCCTCCCAGACATGGCGGGTGCCCCAGCGGTGTAGTGCGCTCTACTGCGCCAGCAAGGCCGCGCTGGTGCAGCTGACCCGGGTGATGGCGCGGGAGCTGGGCCCGAAGGGCTGGACCATCAGCGCCATTTGTCCCGGGAAGATTCGGGGCACCCGAATGACGGAGCTGGTGGATGCGCAGGTGGAGGAGTTGCGGGGCTGGAGCCATGAGGAGGCCGAAACCTATGCCCAATCCTTGGTCCCGGTCCAACGGTTCACCTATCCCGAGGAAGTGGCCTCCATGATCATGAGTATGCTGGAGGCCGGGCGCTATCTCAATGGGACCATCCTCGATTTCACCGGAGGGCAATGAGATGATTCTGCTTGACGTAGAGGCCACCGGCCTCATTCCCTCTGTCATGGCGCCCTTGGCGCAGCATCCGCATCTCATGGAGCTGTTTGCCTTGAAGCTGGATGATGCGACCTTGGAGGAGCGGGGCACCCTCAGCTTTCAATGCCGCCCGCCCATCTCCATCCCGGCCGAAGTGACCAAGATCACCAGCCTCACCGATGCAGACTTGAAGGAGCAAGCCCCCTTCGCTGCCCACTATTGGGCGCTCATCAACTTCTTTCTCGGGGAGAAGATGGTGGTGGCGCACAATGCGCCCTATGACCTCGGGGTCTTGGCAGCGGAGCTGGGCCGACTCGACAAGCTCAAGAACTTCCCGTGGCCCCCGGTCCATGTGTGTACGGTCGAGCTGACCCAACATCTCACCGGCAAATACCTCAAGCTCACCGAGCTGTATGAGCACCTGCTGGGGAGGCCCTTGGCCCAGACGCATCGGGCCGACGCGGATGTGCGAGCCCTCGAAGAAGTGGTGCGGGCCCTCTGGGCTCAAGGAATGTGGGTCACCACTCCACCATCATGATCCATCTGCGCGTGCGCACCGAGTATGCCTTCAACCGGGCCTTTGGCCGGATTGAGGAGGTGCTGGCCCATGCGGGCGGCAATGCCATGGCCATCACCGACCCGGGCTGTTGGGGGCATGTGGCCTTCTCCAAGGCTGCCAAAGCCCGGGGCCTCAAGCCTCTCCTCGGGGTGGAGCTGGAGCTAGTCAGCAATGCCGCCCTCGCCACTCGGCAGTACGGCCGCCCCATCGGGCTGCTGGCCCGGACGGATGCGGGCCTCCGGGAGCTGTACCAAATGGTGTCCCGGGCCAACACCAAGCCCCGCTTCTATTACACCCCACGCATTGATGGGGATGATCTCGCTGCCCTCTCGGACAATGTCATCATTCTCGCGGGGCCCGGCAATCCGCTGACCCTCCTCCCGGAACGGGCCCATGTCTATCTCACACTCCAGCCCGGCGGGGGTGGCTGGAATCAGCAGGCCCTCCGTCAGTCCGTCTTCCCCGTCACCGTGGCCTGTGACAATGCCTATGTGACGCCGGAGGATCGAGCCGCCTATGAGATGACCCTGATCAATGCCGGAGGTGGCCGCACTACCCCGCGCCACCTCCTCAGCCCGGAGGAACTCCAGCTGGCAATGCCAGAGGTGACCCGGGCCATGCTGGACTTGACGCAGACCATTGCGGATGGCATTGACGTCCATCTCCCTCGGGCGGCCATGGTGCGGTATCCGGACCCGGTGCCCTTGGCGGAGCAATGCCAGTTGGGGGCCGCACGGCTGGGCATCAATCTGGCGGACCCGACATATGGGGCGCGGTTGGCCCATGAACTCCGGATGATCGGGGAGAAGCAGTTTGAGGATTACTTCTATGTCATCGCGGACATGGTCACCGCCGCCAAACAGCGCATGCTGGTGGGCCCGGCCCGGGGCAGCTCGGCCGGGAGCTTGGTCTGCTACCTGATTGGGATCACCGACGTGGACCCCATCAAGCATGACCTCATGTTTGAGCGATTCATTGACGTGACCCGCTCTGATCTTCCGGACATTGACATTGACTTTCCCGACCTCCAGCGGGAGCATGTCATCACTCAGTTGGTCCAGAAGTACGGGGCCGCCCGGGTCGGCCGCATTGGCACCATCAACCGTTACAAGGCCAAGTCCGCCCTCGGGGATGTGGCCAAAACGCTCGGCATCCCCGCATGGGAGCTGGCCGACTTCTCCGGGGCCATCATTGAGCGCAGCACCGGGGATGCCCGAGCCCAGTTTGCGATTGCGGATGCCTTCGAGCTGGATGTGGGCAAGGCCATCGTGGCCAAATATCCCGGACTGACGGTGGCGGCCCGACTCGAAGGACACGCCCGCCACAGCGGGATGCATGCGGCCGGAGTCTTGGTGACAGACCGCCCCATCACCGACTACTGCGCGGTGGACTATTCCGGGGCAGCCCAGCTCGACAAGAAGGATGCCGAAGTCCTCAACCTCCTCAAGATTGATGCGCTCGGGCTGCGGACGCTCACGGTGTTGGAAGACGTGCTCCATCAGCTCGGCAAGCCCCATGATTGGTTGCGGACCTATCCCTTGGAGGATGCGGCGGCCTTCGGCGTGCTCAATGCGGAGCGGTTTGCCGGCATCTTCCAATTTGAGGGCTATGCGCTCCAAAGCCTCACGCGGCAGATGAAGGTCAAGAACTTCAATGACATCGTCGCCATCACTTCGCTGGCCCGGCCCGGCCCGTTGCACTCCGGGGCGGCCAATGAGTTTGTGCAGCGGCGGATTGGCGCAGAGCCCGTCACCTATCTCCATCCCTTGGCGGAGCCCAGCACCCGGGAATCCTACGGCATCGTCATCTACCAAGAGCAAGTCATGACGCTGACCCGCGTCATTGGCCAGCTCAACTGGGAAGACGTCAACCAGCTCCGGCGGGCCATGAGCAAGTCGCTGGGGGATGAGTTTTTCAGCCGCTATTGGGCCCGCTTTGAGGCAGGGGCCGCCACCTTGGACATCCCATCAGCAGAGGCCAAACGCATCTGGGACAAGATTTGTACCTTCGGCAGCTGGGCCTTCAACAAGTCCCATGCCGTCTCCTATGGGCTCATCAGCTATTGGTGCGCCATGCTCAAGGCGCATTGGCCCTTGGAGTTTGCTGCCGCCTGCTTGCGGCGAGCCAAGGATGAAGATCAGAGCATCAAGCTGCTCCGGGAACTCGCGGCCGAGGGGATGACCTTCCGGGCGGTGGATCCGGACCGCTCCGGGCTCGAATGGGCGGTGGTGGATGGCATGCTGGTGGGCGGCCTCACCAACATCACCGGCGTGGGCCGCAAGAAAGCGGAGGAACTCATTGCCCGACGCGCGGCCGGCACCCTCACCCCCGCCCAGCAGGCCCTCCTGCTCCATCCCGCGACCCCGTATGATGACTTGTTCGAAGCGGAACGGCGGTGGGGCGCGTTGTATGGGGACTTGACGCAGTACCCGGTGCGCCATGAGGAGGAACTGGATGAGCGCACCATCAGCATCCCCGTCCCGGGCCGGGACAAGCCGGTGGTGCTCACCTGCGGGCCCGACGGGAAGCCGCCGCGCATCAGCAAGATCAACACCATCAATGAGCATGGCACCTATTGCTTCGTGGCCAAGCTGGTAGAGAAGAATCTGCGGGATGTGAATGAGTACGGCACCCTCACCAAGCGGGGCGGGGAGCGCATCGAGCGCAACCCGAACTTCCTCAATCTGGTGCTGGAGGATGACTCGGGCTCCATCATCGCCACCGTCGGGCGATTTGACTATGCCCGGCTCGGCAAGCCGCTGGTGGAGACGGGCCGCCTCGGGGATTGGTACTTGGTCAAGGGGGAGATCAAGAACCAATGGCGCAAGGTCTACATTCATCGGCTCCTGCGGCTCGGGGCCGCCGGCAGCCTCAAGGGCAGTGAACTCAGCGCCCAGCGCCGGGAGACGGCCATGGCCCTCAAGATGGCGCAGCAAACCCGGGCCAAGGAGCAGAAGGCCTTGGCCGCCACCTTCAAGCAGGAAGCTCGCCGCAAGCAACTCAGCAAGGGAATGACGCCATGACGGAAGCGGCCCTGTGGCAGCAGCTCAAGCGCCAACTGCTCCCGCGCGACCATGCGAAGCGCATTGAGAATCGGCTGGAGGATGGCACCCCCGACGTCAATTGTTGCCTAGACGGGGTGGACACGTGGATCGAGTTGAAGCAGTTGGCGGATTGGCCGCGTCGCGCCACCACCGGCATCCGGCTCAGCCGCTACACCGCCGCGCAACGCGCGTGGCTCCGAGCGCGATGCGACGCGGGCGGCAATGCGTTGTTGGTGTTGTATGTCGCGCGACCGCGCGAATGGGTGTTGGTGTGGCCGCGCGGAACGGAGTATGTGGACGGTGCGACCCGGGCGGAAGTCTACGGGCTCGCGGGAGCGGCCTATAAGGGACGGCCCCCGGCCGGGGCCCTTCGGCGCTCGCTCATGGGGAAGGCTGGGAAAAGTGTCATCTAAAGTGTTGGAATGGCTGGGGGTTAGGGCCCCTTTACTTCCCGGCAATATGACAGTAGCTTTGTCGGTGTAGGAGAGGGACCGCCGGAACTTACCCTAGCACTGGAGGATGGTATGACGGACACTTCGACCTTCGCAGTCTTCACCGATCAGTTGTTCCTTCAGCTCGACCTTGATGTCATCCAAGGCAACACTCTCGCGGTCCGCAAGATTCTGGGCCGTGGCCCGGCCGTCAAGTTGTTTGAACTCTCGCCCGACCGCTCCAAGCCCGGTTTCTTCTTCGTCACTCGCATCTACAAAGGGCAGCGCGGTCATCGTACCCTCGGCTCCGCGCCCGCCACGATGATTCTGGAATGGTTGAAGCGGTTTGATTTCGTGGTGGACCCATGGAGCCCCGCACTGCTCCATAGCCTCAACCTCGCCTTCCTCAAGGCCCGGGTGACGCAGTAGCATCATCCCATCGGTCCGGTCCCATTCGGGGAGCCGACCGCCCCATCAGCACTGGAGATTTCACAATGAAGACCACTCCCGCCATCACCAAGGGCTCCACCGTCCGTATCGCGGAACCCTCCCATTCAGCTTTCGGGGAATGGGTCACCGTGCTTCGCATCTCGCGCAAGACCGCACCCGCCGTCGCCAAGGTCGCTCGCCTCCATGGCGGCGAGTTGGACATCAACCTCAGCTTCCTCGCCCACGTCGCTTCCCTCATCAAGCCGGCACTCGATGCCATGGACGCGGCCGTGGCGGAGCGGAAGGCCGCATTTGCGGCCCGGGAGGAGGAGTGGAAGCAGGGACGGCGCCAGCGGTTTCTGGAGGAGGCCGCTACGCAGACGCAGCAGGATAAGGGGTGGGATGCGGCGCAGCCCGTCTTCGAGAAGAACACCCACGTGAGCGTCAGCGACCTTGGCGGCCGGGTCACCATCAAGGGCATCCCCTACAAGACCACGGACCGGAAGGGCAATGAAGTCGAGCGGCAGGATGACTACTACGTGGATGTGGCCCTGCGCAAGAACGGGGTGGCCGCGATGGTCGGGCTGAATGTCATGACGCGGGAGGTCAATTGGTCCGCGATTGGCAGCGTCTCTCCGGCCTTGGCCCGGGCCTATGCCCGGGCCCTCCTGTTCGCAGCGGACCGGGCGGAGCTGATGACGCTCCCGACGGCCGAGCAGGTGAAGGCAATCGAAGCCCATTGGGAAGCCGAGCAGGCTACTTCCCTCGGGAAGTAACGCAGCACCCGTCCGGTCGCATCCCGCGAACCGACGGTCACCCGCAGGACATAGGAGATGGACCGCTATGATGACTCAGCGCAAGACCCGCCAGCACGATGTCAAGGGCCGGGAGCAGGAAGTCCTCAACCTTGTTCGGAAGCACATCACCGTCGGGGCCCAGTTCAATGTCAATGGACTCTGTGATTTGGCCAATGTGACGTCGCATCATGACCGCTCGATGGTGAGTCGGATCATGATGCGACTGGCCGCTCAGTCGCTCACCACCGGCATCATCGGACTCACCCCCACCAAGGTCCGTTTCCGAATCTATCAGCTTCAGGCTCCGCAGGAAGTGATCAATCACAAGGAAGCGGCCAAGGCGCTGAAGCAGGCCCTCGCCGCACAGAAACCCCTTGACTTTTCACCACTCAACAAGGCCCCGACAGCTCCGGCGGTGTATGACCTCTCCTGCTTCAAGGATTCGGTGATGCTCTCGGCCGAGCAGGTGCGGGAGCTGACGGGACGGGTCGAGAAGCTGGAGCAGCAGGTCAAGCTGCTGGCCTCGATGATGCTCAAGTGAAGTCGGCCCAGCTCCCCATCGGGGTGCTGGAGGCGCTGGCCGGGAAACTCCCGGCCAGCGTGACCTCCTTCCCGGCGCTCCGGGCCTTCCTCAAGGCCGAACTCGGGGTGGACCTCAATCCGGCCGATCACCGGATGCTCAAGCAGTTGTTCCGGCGCTTCCTGACGGATGATGTCATCGTCCCCGGTGCCACCGTCCAGTACGATGGATGCGTGGATGTCGGAGAGCGGGCGGATGCGCCGGAGATTGTGCCCCAGCCCATCGGCACGCTGGAACGGTTCAGCACCCGGATGGGTTGGGCACGGGTAGACTTCGGCGGGGCGGGACTGGTGGAATGCCCCGTGGGGTCGCTGACGCTGATGAGTGATGAAGAACTCAATGAGGAGGGAGAGTGCCATGGCTGAGGACGTTACGCGGCTCCCCAAGTGGGCCCAAGACCGCATCCACTACGCAGAGGCCCGCGCGGTGGCAGCAGAGAAGACGCTACTGGCTTTCGGGCAGCCCAACTCACCCTTCCGGGTGCAGGCATATACCGGGCCCAAGAGCACGCCCAGCACCATCGGGATTCCCGGTCGCTGGTGATGTACCCGGGCATGTCCAATGTCATCTATCTGGATATGAAGTAGCCCAGCAGCATCGGTCCGGTCCCATTCGGGGAACCGACCGTCACCGTTGGACCTAAAGGAAAGAGGATACCACAATGGAACTGTTCCACGCTTCCGCCCAGTGGGCCAGCCGCCCGGCCGATGAGAAGTTCAACAGCTTCGAGGCCCTCCACGCGGCCACCAAGGCCTATGCCGTCGCCGCCCGGGAGAAGACGGTGCCATGGACCTCGCTGCGGGTGGAGGCCCGGGAGACGGACCTGAGCCTAATTGGCTCGGCCGGAGTGCCGGCAACACTGACGCACTACGCCTTCGGGCAGCTGGCCTCCCGCATCGAAGCTCCGGCTTCCTATCTTCGGGCGCTGCCGCCGACGCTGGCTGCCCAGAACATCAACCACGGCCTCAAGGAGAAGGTCAACGGGGAGGCGCAGCTGCTCTTCCACCAGAACGGCGGCCTGATCCTGCGGGCCGCGACCAGCGAGAAGTATGCCCGCATCTGGAACTATGAGGTGGTGGCCCGGCTCCAAGAGGCTGCCCACCGCTTCAACATGGTCCCGGCCCGGCAGACCTTCAGCTGGAGTGGCGACGCGGTGCCGGCCGATGCCCCGGCCGCGCTCTATGCGAGCGACCACGACATGTTTGCCTTCGCCATGAGCACCACGGCCGACGTGAAGGATCCAACCGGCGCCACCCTTCGGCGCGGCGTCATCGTGCAGAACTCCGAGGTGGGCGACTGCTCGCTGAAGATGATGCGCTTCCTGTTCCGTGACCTCTGCGCCAATCACATCATCTGGGGGGCCTCCGAAGTCATGGACATCCGGCTGACCCATATGGGCGACATCCGGCAGCGGTGGAGCGACGCGGTGCTGCAGATTCGGAAGTATCTGGATGGCTCGGGCACGCTGCAGGAAGACATGCTCAAGCGGACCTCCCACGTGCTGGCTGCCTCCAAGGAGGAGGTGCTGGACCTGCTGTTCGGGATTCGCAAGCTCGGCTTCTCCCGCAAGCTGCTGGAGGCTGGGTATGACGCGGTGAAGCCCGAGGAGGATGGCCCGGCCAACACGGTCTGGGGGATGGCGCAGGGCCTCACCCGCTACTCGCAGACGGTGCCCTATGCCGATGAGCGGCAGGTCATCGACCGACAGGCGGGCAAGCTGTTGGACTTCGTGTTCTAAGGATGGGGGCCTAGCGGGGCGCACCATGCCCCGCTAGGCTTCTCCCTTCACTCTGAGGACCGCTCGAAATGACTGATTCCACTGCCCTCCCGGATGCCCTGCGCCAACTCCACCGTCCGGGCGGCATGCTGCCGGTCCTGCTGACGGCCGATGAAGTCCGCTTCCTGCTCCAAGCCCTTGCCATCACCATCGCTGCCCTCCGGCAAGTCCCGGCCCACGTCGGCTCAGAGGCCATGATCCAGCAGGCGGCCAGTCTGGTGACGCGGCTCGATGTCCTGTTCAACCACGTCCCGTCCGTCTACACCCCGGAGGATTTGCCGGCCGCCTTTGACCGGCTTGCCCTCCTGTTCCATGCCCACTATGAAAGGGGGATGCCCAAGTGAGCTGTGCCCATTGTCGCGGCTCCCGCCGCCATGAAGAAACGGTGCGCCTCACTCCGGATTTCCTGCAGGCCGGCACCTGGGTCCAAGTCTATTGGGCCTACCCGCATCGGCGCTATGGGCTGCTCCAAGAGGCGGGATGGATTTCCGATCAAACCCGGGCCACTTCTCCCGAGTGGATTGATCAGATGGTAGCTGGGGCGCGCAAGCGCCTCAGCCGTCGCGCGCAGTTCACCTTCCGTCGCACCTACCACTCCCACCGCCCCGTCCGGGGCATGCGAGGCAAGTAATGGCCCTCCCCGTCAAGGAGGCGGATGACGTGTATGCTGCCGTCATCACCCTCAATGTGGCCCTCGAAGCCCTCCAGCAAGCCAACATGCGCGCATCGCTCCATCTCTTGGAGTCGCCGCGCCAATTCGGTCAGTTGGAGCCGCCGCAAAGCTTCGTGACCGTGCGCATCTATGACCGCATTCCCCCGTCGGATCACCTGCAGGTGAAAGGAGTGATGGGCTGATGCCGGACCACATTGAACCGCCCTTGTGCTACAATGGCCGCCCGCTCACCCACCGCACCCATGATGGCCGCACGCCCGGGGATGTGGCCTATGAGCTGGTGTCGAGCGGCGGAAGCCGGGTGACGCTGGAGCCCGGGGATGTGACGCGGTATGATCTCGATCTGCTGCTGCTGCCCTTCGGGGGCACCCTGACGCTGCTGGTGGTGCGCCGCATTGGGCGCAATGGCCCCATTGTCGGGGTGGCCGAGGTGGTGAATGGCGCCGGTCATCATGATATGAGCATGATCTGCGAGAAGAATGAATGGACCCGGACCCTGCTCCATTGGTGGGTGGTGCAGCAGGTCTGGCCCTTGGTGCAGGAAGGGGTTGGGGCCCGATGACCCGCTCCTTCGCCCAATTCGACCGGCACCTGCGACGCCAGCTGGCCCGCCGGGAGTTTGAGCAGGCGGCCCGGGAGTTTGTCAATGCCGCCTTCTATCTCCTCTGGGTGATGGTGGTGACCATTGTCGTCTTCGGCTGCACCATCGGGGGCATTTGGCGCGTCGCGGAATGGGTGGCCGGGCGATGAGGTATATGGATTTTTGCTGCACCGGCATCCAGTATAACCAAACCACCTATGATGCCAATGGGCTGCGCTTCGGGGACATCCTGTTCCCGGAGCCTGTCCTATTCTTAGCGCAGGATAGCTCTCCGCGCCTCACGGCCCGGGCCGCCGCCAAGCATGGCCCCGTCCAGATCACCCTCTGGCGCGGGGAAGATCAGAAAGTGGCCCAGTTCACCATTCCGGCCGCGCAATTTGACCGGCACTACTTGCGGCTCAAAGGCCGCACCCTTCCCTGAAAGGCTCGCTCTCATGTCCAAACGTCTTCGCATGATCTCACACAAGTCCCGGGCCCCTGCCTTGCCCCCGGCCACGGAGCCAGTGGTGGTGGCCCAGATTGCCTGTTGTGATCACTGGGGGCTGTACGTCCTCGACACCACGGGCCGCTTGTGGCAGGCGCTGGCCGGGCCGCCCGGCTCGTGGCAAGAGATTGCGTTGCCCCGGATTCCCGCTCCTCCGGCGGTGCCGGTGGGGGAGGCCCCATGACCGAGACTCCGCTGCAACCGCAGTTGGTCCAGCTGACCAACGTCCAGTTCATCACCGCAATGGCCCTCCTGATGCCAGAGCAACTGATGGAAGTAGGGGAAGAAGGCCACGTGCGCCCGGCCACCCCGCAAGAGAAGATCACCCGGGCCATGACCGTCTTCGCCATGGTGCTGTATCAGGAAGCCTGTGGCGCCATTGAGGCGGCCATCCGCAATGCCCAAGAGCAAGGCCGCACGGCCAAGAGCACTGCGGGCGGGCCGCCCTCCGGCACGGGCGGGCCCTCCCGGCTCATCCAGTGAGGCCCTGACCATGTTCCCTGAAATCACCGGCTTCGGGGGGAAGGCATGGGGCTTGGCCGGAGTGACGGCCCCGGGCCTCGTGGGCACGGCATGGCTGGTGCGGCAACCGGCCAGTGCCACGGACGTCACCTTGAGCGTGGCCCGCTTGCTCATGGCCAGTACCTCCCCGGCCTCCGGCCCCGGGCACTGGATGGTGTGGGTGATGCAGCTCAACGTCCCGGCCCAATGGGGCCCCGGCCGTATCCAACAGACCTTGCGGGCTGCCCCCGCCACCATCATCCAGCAGCCCGAGTTGGCGGCAGTCGAGCTGGAGAGTCATGCCCCGCAAACCCGGGCCATCTTGACCGAGGTCATCGAGCAACTGGCCGACCTCGCGGTGCGGGATTACTTCCCCTTGCGGGCCGCAAGCGGGCCGCAACTGTGGGATCACCTGTCCCGACTGCTCACGGCTCGGGGCATCATTCTCAACACGGAGTCCCTTCAATGAAACTGCTGCTGATGTTCCTGCTGATGTTCCTGCTGGCCTGCGGCACGTCGCCCGCCACCGCGCCGGGGCCCGCCCTCACGGCTGCGCAACTGCGCGGCCCGTGGACCTTCACGCTTGCCTCGATGGCAGGCCGCTGCAGCGGGGCTGCCGGGGGCGGCGACCTCCACCTGACGCTGAGTGGCGATGCGAATGGGGACCTGATGCAGTTTGGCGATGTGCCGTGGGACTACGGGATTGTGACGGGAGAGATTCGCCTCAGCACCGGCGCGGTGGACTTGCGCCTCTGGAAGCAAGTGGCCGTGAGCGGGGCCCAACTGACCGGGACCATTGACCCGAGCACCCTCCGCTTCACTGGCCAGCTCATGGACCCGCAGCCCGGCATGCAGCCGATCTTTGTGCTGGGCCAGTGCCTCTTTCCGGTGACGGGAGGGCATGACGAATGAATGTGAACTGTGCCGCCTGCGGCAAGCCCCGGGCCGCCTATCAGCCCCAGCCGCACGGGGGCTGGTACTGTAACGCGGAATGTGCCACATGGGCCGGGACCGATCTGCCGCCCACGGGCGGGGGGCGCTTCGGGGACTTCGTGCACCGGGCCGATGCGCCCGGGGTGGTGCGCCGGGTGGCCACGATGGCCCTGCTGCAACAGGCGGCCACGACGCTCGGGGTGACCCTGACGGATTCGTGGCCGGTGACCCGGGCCGCCTATCGCCGGGCCGCCAAACAGACCCATCCCGACGTGGCCGGGGGCTCCGTCGCGGCCTATCGCCGGGTCCAGACGGCCTTTGCCCTCCTCGGAGCCCTCCGGGACTGGGCGGTTGAGGCCCCGGGAAGTGGGTTGCCCGTGCCGGAGCGTGTGGCGGAGCCCGAGGCCCAGCCTCCGGGGCCTCCCGGGGAGGATCGGCCATGAAAACGCCCCGCTGGCGCCAGCCGCAGCTGGCCGGGATGCTGCGGGACTTCGGGGACTGGCTGGCGGCCCGGCCGGGCTCGCTGTTGGTCGGGACCATCCATGATCGGGCGGACCTCGACGCGGAAATGATCCATTGGGCCGAGGCCCGGCGGCTGGAGTTGGCCGAGGCGGACCCGGCATGGCGGCTGCGGCAGCTGGTGGATGTGACGATGGCCGGGAGCGGGCCCTACTACTTCGAGGCCCGGCCCGGGGAGTTGGGGTTGTATGATGTCTGGCGCAGTCGGGCCAGCGGGGGCCGCGTGTCGGTGAGTACGCCGGTGCGCGTGAACCAGATGCCCTTGGCCCGGACCCAAGCGGTGGCCGTGTGCGCCGGGCTCAACCGAGTAGAGGAGGGCTCTCCATGACCCCTTTCATTGATGTTGCACTACTTGCGAAGACGGCGAATGAAGAAATTAGCAAGGCACTAGATCAATTTGGCTGGCTCTATAGTGAAGCAGATCGGCAACACTCTGAGACAGGCCATGTGATTGCATCCGAGTGGCGTGATAATATCCTCGCCCGTTTCGCCGCGCTCCAGCAGCGGGCCGAGGCGGCGGAGGCGAAGGTGGCCCAGCGCGACAAGAGTTTCACCGAATGGCGTGCGGAGAACCGATACGAACTTTCCACCGCGCAGGCCGAGGTCGCCCGGCTCCGCGAGGCGCTGGAGCAAGCCCATCACGGCTGGACGATCTCGCTCAACGATCTATCCTCGCTGCGCACCGACCTCGCCGCCGCGCAGGCCGAGGTCCAGCGGCTGCGGCAGAAGCTCATGGAAATTAGGGATGGCAAGTTTGATGATTTGGACCCGGACGATGGATTGCATCGCACCAGTGCCCGCGCGGTGGCGCGGGACGCTCTCACTCTGGAGGGAGGATGTTAACATGGCCAAATCCAAAGTGCCGTTGATGTCGCTGCCGGTGACGCTGGTGGCGAAGTTGGGCCGCATCACACAGCACACCAAGGAATACTTCAGCCCCACCGGCCATCACTTTGATCGAGTGGCGCTGGAGCAGCTGCTCCATGATCCTGAGGTCACCACTTTCCTGACCTCGCATGCGGCCTTCTTCCCGGTGACGCGCCATGGCTAACCCCGTCACTCCTGCCGCCCGGGCCCGGGCCCTGAAGCAGAATACGGCCGCTGCCCAGAAGGTCAGTCGCCGAGTGTCCCATTTCATTGCCGTGGAATCGGTGCGCGGCCGTCCGCCCAAGGGGCCGCTGCCGCTCGACCTCATCAATCACCCGCCCCACTACACTGCGCACCCCAGTGGGGTGGAATGTATCACCATCACCGAGCACATGACGTTCTGTGTCGGCAATGCGATCAAGTATCTCTGGCGGGCGGACCAGAAGGGCGGACTGGAAGATTTGAAGAAGGCGGCGTGGTATGTGGCGCGGGAGATTGCACGGATGGAGGCCGGGCCGGGATGAGCGGTGGAGCGAACCTTTCCCTGAATGGAGCGTGACCAATGAGCAGTAGATATACTTGTGACCTCTGTAGTGCCCCTGTCCCCAATGTGACTAACATTGGGGAACAAGAATCTGTGATCCGCATCTGGACCTATGACACCCACCCTGTGGTGATTCGGGTCCGACTCAGTCAGTTCATGGGGAAACGCCATTTTTGTGATGCTTGTGTGCTGAAAGCTCTTGCGGAGAGCCAGCCCTATGATTATATGACTGATCCTGATGGGCTACGCCCCGCGCCAACTTCAATTCCCTCCCTGAGTTCTCGACGGAGATGACCACCTCTCCGCGCCAACGGGCCATCCTGACCTTGCGGCATGTGGTGCGGAAATTGGGCCAGCATTACGTGGCCGAGGCCCAAGCCGAGGAGGAGGGCCGGGCCCGAGGGCGGGAGTGGCGGCGACGCCGGGGCCAGCTGGAACAGGCATGGGCCCATGCCGTGGTGCAGGTTTTGACGGTGACGGACGGCCGCCGTGACAGGATGAGGCCCGGCCGCTTGCTTCATTGGTCAGGTGAGAATGACAGGAAGATTCCCCGAAGCTCGCTTCATTTGTCAGGTGAGAGCGAGCGTGACCCGGGATGAAAATCAGTCGGAATCGTGGGGTTGGTATCGGCTGGTATCGGCTGGTATCGCCCCGACAATTCCCATGCTATAAGGAACGCGCGCATACTAGGCCCGGTATCGGGGTCAGCCCCCGCGAAATCCGAGGGTGAGAAGAAAATAGAAATCTGGAACCCCCCGATACCCGATACTGAGTGATAGCAAGCTGATGCCGCAGTTGAAGTTAAGATGGTATCGGCCCCCCGATACTCTGCGATACCGGACGATACTCTAAGCAACGTGCGCGTAGATGTTAGATTTTCCAATGACAGTAGCGGGGTGTCTCGCGCGAAGGGAGCGGGATGATGACAGAATGTCGGGGCTCGCGATTGCAGAAATGCCACCGTATATTCAACTTCATGACACTCCCACGTTCGCAGTCCAACAAGGTCAAGGAACTCCGCTCCAAGCCGGGCAAACGTCGCGCTAAGCAGGTGGCCACTGAGCGCATCATGCTGGCGGCAAGTAGCGGGGGCAACTTCGGCGCTCCCGGCGCCAAGCCCAAGCCCCTCATTACCTCAGATGGCGAAGTGTCCCCGCATATCCCCGGCGCTACCATTGAGGCATGGAAAGAGAAGTTGGGGGTGGTTACACCGGAACTCCACACCCACGAATACTTGAGTGTCGCGGACCGCGCAGCAGGACGGCCCAAGAGCATGATCCGTCGCGCGGCACGCATGGCGCTGGCGGATCGGTTGAGCTTGCTGACGCGGATTGCGGATGCGGTCGAGATTCGGGTGTATGAAGTGGTCACAACCTTTGGCAAAGTGATTCCCGTGGCCGTGACCCCGTCAGTGGGGGAGCGCATCAAGGCACTGGAACTCTTGGCGCGGCTGGGTGGCTTGATGGATGAGCGGATTGATGGTGGGGAAGGGGCCACGGGCCCGGCCACGATGGACCTGACGCAGTTGTCGCAACTGGAACTGGAAGCCCTCTCGCAATTGCTGACCAAAGCGAAGTTGAGCGTGCCGACGGACGCGCCCAGTGAGTCCCGCGCCCAGTGACACCGTCTGGTGCTATGAGCACGCCTGCTGGGTCCGATGCCCGCGCCCAGTTAGCCCGGGCCATGCTGGACGAAGCCCTGCGACTACGCACGTGGGCCGAAACCTTGGAAGCCGGGGCGCATGTCCTGTACGCACTCATCCCGCTCCCGAGCGATGCACCCATATCGTCAGCAATGCCCTCCTTGCCCCTGAAGGAGACGACGGCCTTGGCCCCGTGCCCTGTGCCGGCAGCGGAGGTGGCCCCGCGCCCGCGCCCAAAAGGCCACGGCGCTCCCCGCGCCCGCGCGCAACGCGCGGACGAATGGCGCCGGATCCAGTCGTACTGCGCGCAGCATCCCAATGCCAGCCGGGCCAGTATCGCAGCGGCCCTTCAGCTCCCGCGCCGACTCATCACCCGCCTCATCTGGAGTCATTCCCGGCCGACCACGGCAGTCTCGACCTCTACCCGACGTGGATGAAATGAACTCGCCAACTTGCAGTTGTGAATTGTGCCGGAAGGATCGGGCCTTCATGTGGTATGATGTGCCCATGGGCGACGCGCCCTTGCGCTACCGCTGGGAATGGCTGCTGCTGCAACTGCGGCTGTGGCCATGATCGGACGCTCACTGGGCCCGAATCAACTGGTGGTGTGGGAGCCCGGCGGGGCCGCCACCATCTATGTGATTGGTTGGGCCATGACGGTGGTGAAGGTGGAGCCCCGGGAGACGGATGTCATCACTCGGGATTGGCTGGGCCATCGTGGCGTGGTGAGGAAGACAGTGCCATGGTATCACCGCAAGATGTTGCCGTGGGTTCGCGCGGTGCAGCAGATCAGCAAGCCCGAGGAGGCAGCCAGCTTCTTGGCGCAATTCGGCCTCGCATGACGGAGCCTGTGGAAGCGCGGCCCTGTCCTTTCTGTGGCATGGAGCCCTTCACCCGGGAGCGCGGCCCGACGGGCTTCACCATCATTCAATGTCGCCATGATGCCTGTGAGGTAGGCCCGAGCGTGAGTGCGATGACCCGGGCTGAGGCCCTGCGCATGTGGAACGTCCGCGCATGACGATCATGGCGCTGCCGCCGGGCGTGGATCCGGACCAGCTGCGCTTCCGGGTGGACCGGGAATTGGCGGAGCGGTCGCTGGCCGCCTTCACTCGCCAAGGCTGGGCCAGCATCGACCCGGCCCCCTTCATCGACAACTGGCATCTGGAAGTGATGAGTGAGCGACTCGAAGCGGTGACGCGCGGCGAGATCCAGAAGCTCATCATCAACATCCCGCCCCGCCATGAGAAGTCTATCAAGACGGCGGTGGCGTGGCCTGCGTGGACGTGGGCCCAGTCCAAGCGCAACTTCCTTGCCGGGCCGCAGGTCCAGTTTCTCTTTGCGAGCTACGCGCAAACCCTCTCCATCCGCGATAGCGTCAAGTGCCGGCGGCTGATTGAGTCGGCATGGTACCAGACGCGGTGGGGCGACCGTTTCGCGCTGACGGGCGACCAGAACACCAAGATTCGTTTCGACAATGATCAGGGCGGCTATCGGTTGGCTACGTCCGTTGGCGGGGCACTCACGGGGGAGGGCGGCTCCATCATTGTGGTGGATGATCCGCACAACGTCACCGACATCGTATCGGACATCCAGCGGTTGAGCGACCTGCTCTGGTGGGATGAGGCGATGTCCACCCGGCGCAATGACCCGAAGACGGGGGCCTATGTCATCATCATGCAGCGTCTTCATGACCGTGATTTGACGGGCCATATCCTCGCCACCGAGCGGGACTGGGAGCATTTGTGTTTGCCGATGCGCTATGAGAAGTCGCATCCGCACGTCAGTGTGCTTGACCGGCGCACCGAGGAAGGCGAGCTGTTGTGGCCTGCGCGGATTGATGAGGCAGCGGCCCAAGAGTTAGAGCGCAAGGGCGAGTACATGGTGGCCGGGCAGCTGCAACAGCGCCCGGTCCCGCGCGGCGGCGCCATGTTCAAGCGGGAGTGGTTTGAGGTGGTGGATGCGCTTCCGTCTGTGGTTGCGTCGCGGGCCCGAGGCTGGGACTTGGCGGCCACCGAGGAGCAGCAGGGCTCGCAGCCTGCGTACACTGCGACCGTCAAGATGTCCAAGACCAAGGATGGCTTCTATTACATTGAGCATGCCGAGCGGGCCCGGCGCAGCCCCGCAGGCGTGGAGGCGATGATCACCGGCTATGCCAAGGCGGACGGGAAGAAGATACCCATTGCCCTGCCGCAAGACCCGGCGCAAGCTGGCAAGTCGCAAGCCCACTACTACAAGACCCGGCTGAGTGGATGGGTGGTGCGCTGCCAGCCGCCCACCGGCTCGAAACCGGCCCGGGCCGCGCCCGTCGCGTCGCAAGCCGAGGTCGGCAACATCAAGGTGCTGCGAGGTCCGTGGAATGAGGAGTTTTTCGGGGAGCTGTGCCTGTTCCCGAATGGCACCTTCAAGGATTTCACAGATGCGTTGTCGGAAGTCTTCGACTATCTGGAGCATGGCATTTCCTTGGTGGAGGTGAAGGCCATCGACATTCCGCGCGTGAGCCCCTATGCCATGTGAGAAGTAAGCTCCGCATTTCGGTCCGGCGCATTAGGTTTCTCCTATCTCCTGCGGAGGACAGTATGCCCGATTTGACCCCGCCCGATGCCCACGGCAAGACGCCGGTGTGGCCTTCCAAGAAGAAGAAGACTGGGATGAAGTGCGCCCCCGGCTCCCCAGCCGCCGAGATGAGCGCAATGAAGGCGTGCGTGGAGGCAGTCGGGAAGTCCTACGACGAATCCAAGCACCCGCGCAATCGAGGCAAGTTTGCGCCGAAAGGGGGCAGCGGGCTCGGGCAACAGCCCCATGATGCGGCAGCCAAGGCCAAGGGGAAACTGATGCTGAAGGCGCATGCTGCTTCTGCTGATGCTTTGGCCGTAGAAAGAAATATCAACATCCCAGGAGGTTCGGGGGTGCATGCATTGAATACTTCCTTTGCCCATGATCTGGCGGCCAATGCGTGGGAAAAAGTGGATCCCAAGCATCCCCAAGCCATTTTTCATCGAGCCAAGTTCCATCACTTCATTGACGCGGCCAAGACTCACTTGGCCAGTCTCCCGGGCTCCATCAGTAAATCTTTCAAGAACACCCAGCTCAAGAAGCTGGCACGCAACTTCGCCATGACCCTGCCGCCGCGTCCACTGACGCCGCAACGTGGCGAGTAAGCGCAGCAGCGGGCTCAGCCCGCTTGATCCGCAAATTCCTAACCCGGCGCGGCTCGATGCGCCGCCCCGTGCCCCGGCCCAAGAGTTGGGCAGCAGTGGCCTCCGGCGCATTGGCGGGTACGTGGATGCGGATTTCCTACCGGAGCTGCGCGGGGTTTCCGGGGCCAAGAAGTTTGGCGAGATGGCGGCCAACGATCCCATCATTGCCGGGATGCTGTTCGCGGTCACCATGCTGTTGCGGCGCACCAAGTGGACGGTGACGCCGAATCCCGAGGGCCCGACGGTCGAATCCAAGAAGGCAGCGGAGCTGGTGGACCTCGAATTGATGAAGCGGATGGAAGGCGGCTGGCCCAACCTCATGGCCAATGCCACCAGCATGGTGACCTACGGCTACGCCCCGTGCGAAGTCACCTACATCAAGCGGGCGGAAGGCTATCTGGGCGTGCGCAAGATTGCTCTGCGTTGGCAGGAGACGATTGAGCGCTGGGAGTTTGACGATACGACGGGCCAGTTGTTGGGGCTGTGGCAGATGGACTGGATCCGCCCGCGCGTCTTCATCCCCGTTACCAAGCTGGTGAACTTCCGCACCACCGACTTCATCCAAAATCCCGAGGGCAAGTCGGCGTTGCGCGGGGCCTACGTGCCGTGGATGCGGAAGAAGGCGGTGGAGGAGGCAGAAGGCCGCGCGGCGCTCCGGGCCGCCGGTATCGTCAAGCTTACCATCCCCGGCCAGTTTCTCGAAGCGGGCGCGGATGACCAGATGGTGGCGGTGGCCGCCAGCTACAAGGCCCTCGCGGCGAAGCTCGCCCAAGACCAGCAGGGCGCGGTCCTGCTGCCGAGCGACGTCAACCCCGAGACCAAGGTGCCGATGTTTGACGTCACCTATGTGGTGGCGGACGGGCGACGGCCGGGCGACATGACGCCAATTCTGGAGCGCATGGACAAGCGCATTGCCGGGACGGTGCTGGCCGATTTCATCCTGTTGGGGCAGCAGTCCGTGGGCAGCTTCGCGCTGTCGAGCGACAAGACGGCGCTGTTTGCGACGGCGCTGGCGGCGTGGCTCGATTTGATTGCCGGGGCCCTGAATCAAGAGCTGATGCCGCGCTGGTGGGCGTTGAATGGATGGCCGGAGGAGACGATGCCGGTGCTAACGCCGGGCGACGTGCAGAAGCGTGACCTCACTGAGCTGGGCGGCTTCCTCACCGCCATCGTCAATGCGGGCATGCCGCTGTTCCCGGATCCAGAGACGCAGAAGTGGATCCGGCAGGAAGCGGGATTGCCGGAGGTGGATGAGGCCAAGCTGATGGAGGATCAGCAACAGGCTGCGCTCGATCAGCAGGAGTCGCAGCTGCAGCTGCAACAGGACATGGCCCCTCCGGACCCAAATGCGCCGCCCGGTCCGGTCCAGAAGGCCCTCTGGGCGCGACTCTCTACCCTTATGAAAGCCCGGATGCGTCCATGATCACACCCCAAGAGCAGGTGGCCTATGCGGCCATCACCAAGGCCTTTGAGGAGGCCAAGCACCCGCGCAACAAGGGGAAGTTTGCCCCCAAGCATCTGGGCATGGTCATGGCGGATTACAAAGACGGGGCCGAAGAAGTCGGGGCGCAGGTCCATGCCAATCTGCGCGGGACGGGCTTGAGTGTACGCACGCGCAGCCGCGATGACTACAGCCTGCTCTCTCTTCATCACCAAGGGAAGAAAATCTATGAGGGCATGCACGATTGGAAATCAGGCCCTCAGGAAGTGGTGAATGGATTGCGTCCCCATCTGCTGAAACATGGGATCCATATCAAGGTGGACCATTCGGCGGATGGCTCGGATACCTCCTTGTGGCAAATGTATCATCACCCGAAAGGATAGTGCCGCATGATCACGCCGCAAGAGCAGGCGGCCTATGCCGAGATCCAGAAGGCCCTCCCCAAGCTTGGCACCGGGCAACGATTTGCTAATCTTGAAGCCCAAGGCATCAGCCCGGCCCTCGCGGCGACGATTGGCCGCAAGAAGTATGGCAAGAAGAAGTTTCAAGCCTTGAGCAAGGCCATGGACGGCAGCGAGACGCCCCAGACCAAGCCCCGGCAGAACCAGAATCCGGGCGCGGAGCAGTCGCAGGAGAATGATGATGAGGCGGCCGAGCTGGAAGATGGCACTGCCGCCACCGAGGTCAAGACCGTTGCCACCGTGCATGTGCCCATTGCGCCAATGCGCACGGCCAAGAGCGTGGTGGAGGAGGCGGTCAAGGCTTATGACGAATCCAAGCATCCCCGGAACAAGGGCAAGTTTGCATCCAAAGGGGTGAGTTACTCGGAGTCGCTGGCGCGGGCCCATTCCCGACGCATGACGAAAGAAGGGGGAATGGCCGCAGCGGATACGGGGCGCACCTACAAGAATGGGAACCCCATCCACTTTGGCCATCACGTGACGGTGCCCTTGAAGTCATGGAAAGGAGGTAAGCCCTTTACTCAACGGCATCATGGTGTGGTCATTGGCTCGCCTCCGAGGTCGGATGAAGTCACGGTCCACGTCTATCACACGGGTCAGCTTGCCCATTCGAGCATTCCTTACAATTTCCCTGCCAAGCATCTCACCCACAAGGGATGATGGTCAACGTCGCCAAGGCTGATCTGTGGGAGGTGCTGCGGGCACTGGCCGATCAGTTTGTGCCGGAGCTGGCCAGCGCCATCAAGCAAGCCTTCGGGTTGGCCAAGGCGCATCTCGACCCGGCCGCGCTCCAAGCTGCCATTGAGTCGGGCTCGCTGGATGCGGTGGCGGAGGTGGCGCTGGGGGTGCCGTCACCGGACAATCCGCTGTACGAAGAAGTCCGGGCAGCGATGCAGCGAGCCATCACCCGCGCCGTGCGCCAGTGGGACGCGGAACTCACCCTCAACAACCAACCATTGCTGGCCGTCGGGCTCGGGGAAGATGTCGGCCAGAATCCCTACGCCCTCCAGTTCATCCGGACCTACCCGCTCGACCGCATCCGCCAGATTGATGAGAATACGCGGGCGGGCATTCGCTTCTATGTCCGGCGGGCGCTGGCCGAGGGGCAGAATCCCCGCAGCCTGATCCCGCAACTGGCAGGCGCGGTCCAACCGAATGGTGGACGCGCGGGCGGCATCATTGGACTGACCACGCACCAAGCCCAATTCGTCTACAACTATCGCAAGCAGCTGGAGGCCGCCGATCCCCGGGCGCTCGACCGGGCGCTGCGGGACAAGCGGAGCGATGCTGCCGTGCGGGCTGCTGTTGAAGGGACCAAGGCCCTCAGTCCGGAACAGATTCAGACCTTGGTGACCAAGTACGAAGGCCGCTGGCTGGGCTACCGGGCAGAAGTCATTGCCCGGACCGAAGCCATGCGCGCCCTCGCGGCGGGGCAGCGGCTCGAATGGGACACTGCCATTCAGCAAGGCCGCATTGCCGCTACCTCCCTCCAGAAGCGATGGGTCACGGCGCATGATGAGCGGGTGCGTCCGCTCCACCAAGAGCTGAGCAACATGACGATTCCCTACACTGACCTATTCCCGACGGGTGATGCCGGGCCGGTCTGGGGGCCGCCTGCGGTGCCGAATTGCCGCTGCGTGCTCTGGATTGCGCCCAAGTGAGCACCACGCTGTGGAAGCGGTTCACTGAAGCGGCGCACCCGCGCAAGCCCAAGGGCTCGGCGCAGGGGGGTGAGTTTGTGCCCAAGAAGTTGCTGACGCATTTGAACAGTCTGGCCACCAAGGATTCTCGATGGCTGATGAAGGATGATTATGGGGATGTGGTGAATAGTGTCACACTCGACAACTTTACCTTCAAGCTCAAGGAGCCGGAGATGGCGGCCTTGGACTTGTATGCGTATCAAGGGGCGGAAAATCTGAACCCTTTTCTGCGCGGGAAGCGGACAGATTATCGGGTCAGTCCCAGTGAGGCGAAACAGACGGTGGCCACGATGGATTCTATTTTCCAACAGAAAGCCGTCGCCACCTCGAAGACCACTGTGGCTTTTCGTGGACTGGTGCTGCCGGCAGCCAAGGAGCTGAAGCCTGGCGCCATCTTGAAGGACAAGGGCTACACCAGTGTGACGCTGTCCCCGGGCGTGGCGGAAAACTTCACCATAGATCATCCTGATGCGGACTCCATTAGTGCGGTGGTAGTGGTGCGGATGCCGCGCGGCACCCGCGTCATTCCCACCTTGCTGACCCGGGCTGGACAAGACATGATGGAGCATGAACTCATCTTGCCCCGCAATACCCGGATGCGCATTACCAAGGTACAAATCTTGCCTGACACGAAAGTCAACAGTGTGTTGAATGACCTGCGTGGTGGCCGCGACCTCCAGCGGCCGGTCCGGGTGTATCACGCGGAGCTGGTGTGAGACAGAGCAACTGCGGGGTGGCTCTGGAAGACTTGGAGGTGGAGGAGCCCACCACCAAGACTTTCACGCCGTCGGAGCATCCCCGGGCCCCGGCCGGCACGGCGCAGGGCGGCGAGTTCTTGCCCAAGGTGGTGGACCGCCTGCGCCAGACCTCTCCCGACTCTGTGCAGCTCGGGGCGGCCGGGTATGGGGAGGTGGTTCCCGGGGATGTGATGAAGGGCTTTGTGGCCTCCCTCGGGCCTGAGGAGCGATGGGCCTTGAAGATGTATACTAGTTCCAATTATCGGGAGATCAATCCATGGATGCGGGCGGGCCGCCCGGCCGACTATCCCCAAGGGGTCATGGATGTGAGTGAGTTGAAGGCCAATACTACTATTTTGGAGCGGATGTTCACTACTCATGCGGTCGCGACCAACAGGGAAGTGGTGGCCTTTCGCGGCCTCAAGCTCAAGCCCGGGCAAGAGCTGCGGCCCGGGACCGTGTTGGAAGACAAAGCCTTCATCAGTACGACGTTGGATCCCAATGTGGCCCGGGATTTTGCGGAGCCCCTGACCTTCAAGCATCCCATTGCCCCTACCGTCATGGCCCTCAAGATTCCGAGGGGCACCCCCGTCATTCCGACCCAGTTTGCGGATGGGGGCGTCACCCTTGTGGAGCATGAGCTGATCCTGCCGCCCGGCACCAAGGTCCGCATCACCCAGATTGAACATGCACAGGGGAAGCCCGGCCACACGTGGACCATTGCGCACGCGGTGCTCGCATGAGTCGCTTCGCGGTAGACTTGGATGCGTTGGTGGTGACGCCGCCAGTGGGCAAAGCCTTCGAGCCGTCGGAGCATCCGCGCGGCGAGCATGGCCGATTTGTCCCCAAGGATGCCGCGACGATTCTGGGCACCAAGGTGGGCGGCCAAGGCGGCAGCAATCCGGGTGGCATCTATCTGGGCACCGACGGCATCCGACGCTATGTCAAATTCTACCATGATCCGGTGCAGGCCCACGGCGAAGTCTTGGCCAACCAGTTGTACCGCGACCTCGGGCATCCCGCCTTGGAGTCACAGACCTTCCCGCATGACGGGAAGACGGCCTATGCTAGTGTGATGCTGGCCGGGAGCCCGAAGCAACTGGGGCAGGTCGGACTGTCGAAGGCCCGCGCGGACCGTATCCTGAGCGGGTATGCGGCGGACGTGCTCACCGCCAACTGGGATGCGGTCGGTCTCAGCCATGACAATATCCTACTGGCCACCGGGGATCGGCCCGTGCGCGTGGACCAAGGCGGGGCCTTCCTGATGCGGGCCAAGGCCGGGCGCAAGCCGGAGGGGCTGCTCAACCAGATCACCGAGTTTGACCAGTTTGCCAACCCGCACGTCAATCCGAGCTACGCGCAGGTGTTCACGCACGCTCGGACGACGCCCGACAAGCTGGCTGCCTCGCTCCGGGGCCAAGTGGAGCTGATTCGCAATCTGGCAGAGGCCGACGGGGGCTGGATGCGCTACGTGCAACGGCACACGAAGGGACTGGCCCTGAAGGAGCAGGCCCGCATCGCGGAGATGCTGACGGCACGCACCAATTTGCTGGCCGAGCGGGTGGGGCTGCTGGCCAAAGCGGACGACATCGAGAAGGGCAAGCAGCACAAGCCCAAGTACCAGAAGCCCAAGAGCGGGAAGAAGGGCGGCAACCCGAACCATCTGCCGGCCGGGAGCCCGAAGGGTGGCGAGTTTGCTGCGAAAGGAGAGCAGACCTTTGGGGGCCCGCGCGACCTGCCAACGGCCATGGTGGAGTGGCGGCATCGGCCTGATCTGATTCCGGAGCCGCTGAATGGGGTGCCTTTCACCCATTGGACCCCGCCGGAGGATTGGAGCACGGTGCCGGGCCAGCTGCCGAGCCGAGTGAAGGAGCCGCCACTGCCGGAGGCGTACTACAACTACATGGACCCCAAGACCAAGGTCATGGTCCATGAGCCGAAGATGACGGGCGCGGGCGTGTTGATCCGGGAGCCGGATGGCCGAGTGTGGGTGGTGGAGCCCATGAACCATTACGGCGGCTATGATCACACCTTCCCGAAGGGTACGCAGGAGCCCGGCATGACCCTGCAGCAGACGGCCATCAAGGAAGCATGGGAGGAGTCGGGCCTGAAGGTCCGGTTGCTGGGGCATGCGACGGATGTGGTGCGGGATACCAGCGTGGCCCGCTACTACTGGGCTGTGCGCGAAGCCGGCACGCCCACGGGCTTTGGGGAGGAAACCTTCAGCGTGAAGCTGACCCCGCCGGAGCAATTGCCCCGCTACTTGAACCGGGAGCGGGACCGAGGCATCGCCACGCAGCATCTTGGGGTCGAGTTCCCGCCGCCCCCGCCCGCGCCCAAGTACGTGCCGGGCCCGTCATCTCATCAGTTCAAGCTGCCGTGGGCGCCGAAGAAGGGCCCACAGGGCGGCGGGGCCGGGCAGCAGTCCCTCATGGATCAGCTCAAGGGCCATGGACCCAAGAAGCCGTCCGCGCCCTCCCTCTGGGACAAGTTCAAGCACCGGAATTGGTGGGACTGATGGCTGCCCTTTTTGAGATGCTGCGGAAGACGGCCAAGCAGTATTACTTCCACCATGCCAGTGGCTCATGGAAGTATCTCAATCCTGACAGCCCCCATGTGAAGGGGGCCTTGGCCTCGGGCCTGTTGTCCTCCAAGGCCTACATTGATGGTCAGCATCTGACGTATGGGGAGTGGCAGCATCATCAGGCCATGAACACTCCCCCCTCCTCGGGGCCCGGGAGTCCGGATGATCCGGATTTTAATGCGCAGCATCCGCGCGTCCCGGCTGGGAGCCCGAAGGGTGGGGAGTTTGCCCCGAAGGGTGGCGGGGCTCCCACGCTGTCTCTCAAGCCTGATTTGCCTGATCCTCCCACGCACTTGTCTACGGACAAGAGTGTGCACGCCCGACTGCTCAAGATGAAAGCAGCGGCCGAGCAGAGCCGGCAGATGCTTCATGACACTCCAACCATGAAGCTGGAGGAAGCCTTGACCCCAGTGAATGCGGCCAAGGTGGCGGAGTTCCGCAAGGCTGAGGTCTATTATCGCCAACAGGTCAAAGACTATCTCGCCAAGTACCAAGCGGCCAGTCAGCAGTATGATGTGGCCCATGGTGCCTTGAATGTGACGGCAGGGGCCGACTCCTTGGTGCCAGATTGGCATACCAAGCCCACCAATCTGGAAGGGATGTGGTATGAGACCACCGCCATGAAGGATGCGAAGGTGGCCTTTGACACCAAGGCCAAGCTGGCCTTGATTCCGGAGCCTATCCCGCCCGTCATGCCGGGCGGCACCACCGTCAAGGCCATTTGGGAAAAGAACAAGGTGTTTGAACTGCAGTCGAAGTCGGCCGGCAAGAATGCATTGCAGAATTTGTTGGCCGTCTCGAATCAGAAGAAGATGCACGGGCCCCTCAAGCAGTATTACCAAGAGCTGCTGGCCTATCATACCGCGCTGGAGCAAGGCGGCAAGGCCGCCCCGCAGTCTGGGCTCACTCCTGACGTCATCACCTTCACTCCGAAGACGGGGCCTGCCTCGAAGCTGGCGGAGGCCGTCCAAGCCAAGAAGCCGAAGGTGCTGCCGCCGTTGCCGGAGCCGCCGCAGGCTGATACCTCCGGCAAGTACAAGCCCGAAGACATTGCGCTGTTCCATAAGAAGATTGCCATGTTGCAACAGGCCGCGCTCGGGAAGAATCCCCTCAGCGCGGTGGATGCGGTGCCGGCCGGAGCCTCCGTCATCAATGCCTACAAGGCCAAGATCATCGGATGGATCGAAGTCAACACCGAAGTCCCTGATGCCATTGTCGGGGACACGCTCTCCACCTACCAACTGGTGGGGGAGGTCGGGGCCATCCCGGAGTGGAAGGCTTATCCGCACGGCAGCAATAGCATGTTTAATGCGGGCTCAGCCGCCTATCGGCAACAATTGCCCTCGCAGCAGGGCTATGCCTTGGGCAATTACAAGGGGTCGGGGTATCATGCCCTGAATGCGCACCGGTTCAACCCGGGAGCCAAGCTGCCTACGGACCACGTGTATTTGGACAAGGCCTTGGCGGGCTATGCCATTGATCGCAATGTGCTGCTGCGCCGCAATATTGGGTCCCCGGTCTTGGCCAAGATTGCCCCCAGCTTGGTAGGGAAGGTGGTGGAAGACCCGGCCTACATGTCTACCTCCTTGGACGGGGGATTTGGCTCAGAGCGCAATGTCCATATCTATCTGAATGCGCCCAAGGGCACCTTGGGGGTGCATTACAGCTCCGAGCATGAATGGATCCTGCCACGCAAGACTCGGTGGCTGGTGCACAAGGTGGAGAAGGATGGGACCGGAGCCGGGAGCACTCGGATTTATGCCACGATTCTGCCCCCGAACCAGCAAGAAGGAATCCCCAAATGACGATGCCAATGAGTCCCGAGGATCGGCAGACCCGGGAGGAGGAGGAGGCGGCCGGCATCACGGCATGGCTCGCGCGGGAAGCCATGGCCCCGCCGCAGCCGCAGCAACTCGGCAATGAGTTCATCAAGACCGTCTTCCAGCTCACGGCCGTGGCCTTGCGGACGGCCGACCGGGACGTGACGCTGGAGGCGGATGTGGAGGTGGCCGCGCTCGAAGCGCAGCAGGCATTGGTGGCCTCGGGCGTACCGGCAGCCCGCGCCTCGGCCTTTACGGATGCGGTGATCACTATCGCGGCCACCAGTCTGGGGGCTTCGGCCGAGTCAATTCGGGCGCTGTTGGGCCCAGTCCTGCAAGGGCTCATCGAGCCCGGAAATGGAGCCCCCATGGGCATTCCGCTGGAAGTGGGCGTGACCAAGCTCGATCTGGACCAGCAACTCGTGACGGGCTGGGCCAGTGTCATTGAGAATCCTGATGGCTCTCCGCTCGAAGATCACCAAGGCGACATCATCACCGAGCAAGACCTCATGGAAGCGGCCCATGCCTTCATGAAGGAGCGGGGCGCGGGCGAGATGCACCGTCGGGTGGAAGGGGTCGGGACGGTGGTAGAGTCGGTGGTGGTGACTAAGGCCCTGAAGCAAGCCTTGGGCCTGCCCGCCAGTACGCCGACGGGGTGGCTGGTCACCATCAAGGTGGATGACCCGGCCGTCTGGGCCAAGGTCCGGAGCGGGGAGTATGCCATGCTCAGTGTTGGGGGCACGGGCACCCGGGAACCGTGGCTGGCCCCGGTGACCAAGTCATTGTTTGATCACCTGCGGAGCCGGTGAAATGTCCTCATTTTTCATCACTCATTAGGTTTCTTCTATGGCCACTCGCCTGCGCAAGTTGAATCTGAAGGAAATCAGCCTCGTGAAACGCGGGGCCAATCCCGGTGCTCGCATCGTTCTGCTCAAGTCCATGGAGGATGACAATTCGATGAATCCCCTGACCCGTTTTCTCAAGTCGATGCGTGAGGCGCTGGTGGCTGTGGCGCCGGAGCAGGAGGAAGCCATCGACAAGTCGCTGAGTGAGGCGGCGCAAGCCCTCAGCGAGCCCATGCCTGATGAGCTGGGCAAGAGCAATGCCGGCAAGGTCAATGCCAAGCGTGGCCTCGCGGCCAAGCCGGGCGGTGACAATGGTGAGCCGCTGGGCGCGGAAGGCGGCGAGCAGGAAGGCGCCACGACGGATGATGATGAGGGCAACTCTCCCAAGAAAGGGCTGGCCAAGATGATGAAGACCGCAGAGGGGGCCACCCCCGATCAGGTGGCGCAGATCAACAAGGCGGAACAGGAGATCATCCGCGTCACCAAGATTGCCGAGGAGGCCGTGGCCAAGGCGGCAGCCCTCGAAGCCCGGGAAACCGAGCGCCTCAACATCGCCAAGGCCAGCGACGTGCTGGGCGACGTGCCCGGGGCCACTCCGGTGGAGTTCGCCAAGGTCTGGGCCAAGCTCGATGACGCGGAGAAGGAAGTGCTGGAGAAGGTGATGAAGGCGGCCAACGCGGCCGTGGAGACGGCCCTCACCATCGAGCTGGGCAGTGCCATCGGCCGCCCGGCCTCCGTCAGCGAGAAGCTGGATCACGTGGCCAAGGAGCTGATCAAGCAGTTCCCCAACCTCACGATGCCGCAGGCCATCACCAAGGCGATGGAAATTGATCCGTCGCTCTACCCTGAGTCGGCCCCCGTGGCGGCCGCTCGCCACTAACAAGGAGCTGCCACCATGGCGACTGAACAGCGCAGTTTCAACGTCGGCTCCATTGAGGCGGCCGCAGACCTCAGCGCCCTGCAGTACCGGGCGGTGAAGATGTCTTCGACTGGCCTCACCCCCTGCACCGTCGCGGGCGAGAAGATTGCCGGCGTCAGCCAGAACAAGCCCATCACCGGTCAGGTGGTGGATCTGGCGGTGGTCGGGGTCACCAAGTTTGTCGCGGGCGCGGCCGTCGCGCGTGGCGCCCTCGTCATGACGGATACGGCCGGGCGCGTCATCACCTCCGCCACCGCCGGCAGCACGATCATCGGATGGGCCCTCGAAGCCGCTGGCGCTGCCGGCGACATCATCACTGTCCTTCTCAACCCCGCCATGGGCGTGGTCTAACCTCAAGGAGCTGATCCAACATGCCGCAGCCGACTCCTGGCGACGCCCACGTCAACGTACCGCTGACCAACATCAGCGTCGCGTTCCTGCAGAGTGCGCAGGGTTTCGTGGCCGACGATGTGTTCCCCGTGGTTCCGGTGGAACAGCAGAGCAACCTGTACTACCAGTTCACCAAGGAAGACTTCTTCCGGGATGAGGCGAAGCTCCGCGCCCCGGCCACGGAGTCGGCCGGGGGTGGCTTCACGCTGAGCACGGCATCCTACAGTGCCAACGTGGAAGCCTTCCACTCGGACATCGATGACCAGCTCCGCGCCAACGCGGACAGCATCCTCAGCCTCGACCGCGCGGCCACCGAGCTGGTGACGCACAAGCTGATGATCCGCCGGGAACGGCGCTGGATGTCGTCGTTCTTCACCACCGGCGTCTGGGGCACCGACATCACCCCGGGCACCCTCTGGAGCGTGTCGGCCACTGCCGATCCGCGCAAGGATGTCGAGACGGGCAAGATGGCCATTCAGGCCGCCACCGGCTTCAAGCCCAACACCCTCGTGCTCGGCACCCGGGTGCTCAGTGCCCTCCGGTACTGCCAGCAGATCATCGACCAGTTCAAGTACACGTCGGCCGATTCCATCAACACCGACATGCTGGCGGGCTTCTTCGACATCGACCGCATCATCGTCACCGGCGCGGTCTGGACCAACGCGGTGGAAGGCAATGCGACGCAGACCACCGACTTCATCGGCGGCAAGCACGCGCTGCTCTGCTACAGCGCCCCGGCCCCGAGCCTGATGGCGCCGTCGGCCGGGTACACCTTCGCGTGGCGCGGCTACACCGGGGCCATCAACGGCCTCCGCATCAAGAAGCTGCGGGCCGATCTGGCCGCTGCTGACCGCATCGAGGGCGAGATGGCCTATGACATGAAGAAGGTCGCGGCCTCCCTCGGCTACTTCTTCAACGGCGCGGTGGCCTAAAGCCCCGCGCCCCCACTCGGGGGTTGGTATGACGTCACTGGTAGCCAAGCGGGAGTTCGGGGCCTTTCTCGGCAAGGAGGGGGAAGGCCGAGTGTATTACCCCGGCGATGTGATTCCGGAGGAAGTCTACACCCAGTGGCCGGTCGGCACGCTCGACAATCGCCTGTTCAGTGGCGATGCGGGTTTCGAGGTGGATGGCGTGCCGACCGGGGATGCGCAGGCCGCAGCCGACATGCTGCGGGACATGGATGCGAAGCTGTCGGCGGCACTGGCCAATCTGGCCACCGCCAATGCTCGCATTGCCGAGCTGGAAGCGGCCGTAGCGGAGCCGAGCAGCAAGAAGAAGTAAGCAGCCCCTCAACGGGAGCGTGATGCCGTGGCCTTCGTGGTAGAGGATGGGACCGGGCTTTCTAATGCCACCAGCCTCATCGCGGTGGCCACGGCTGTTACATTCTGGACCGACCGTGACCCCAGCGGGACGGGCGCGGCCTTTCTCGCTCTAGCAACCTCTGATCAACAGTTGTGTTGTGTGCGGGCCAGCGATTATCTGCGGAATGCGCGCCGGTACAGCCATTGGTCAGGGCAGAAGCTGAGCTATGCGCAGCGGATGCCTTTCCCGCGCACGGGAGCCTATGAGCGGTACGGGCAAGCGGTCCCGAGCACCGTGGTGCCGTGGCAGGTGGCGGATGCGGTCTGCTACTTGGCCCCGCTGGCGCTGGCAGGGCCACTCGAAGGCGTGCTGGCGCATGGCGGCTACATCACTCAAGAATCGGTCGGCACCCTCCACGTGAGCTACGGGCCCAAGGCCACAGTGGAGTCCGTCATCCAATTTGTGGACGGGATTCTGTTGTCCCTGCTGCGGCCGGATGTGGTGCTGGCGCCGGTGACCTATGAGGACCCGGACATCCCGGATGCCTACACGGACCTTCGGTTTGAGGATCAGACCTGATGGGCGTGTATGATGGCTTCGTGGACATGGCGGAGCGGATGATCCGGGAGAAGGGCCGCGCAGTGACGCTGATCCGTCGGAGCGACGCGGCCGACGCGGCCAATCTGGTGGCCGATACTCCGACCACAACGGATGACAAGGATTATCCCATCTGGGGCGTAGTGTCGGAGTATCGGCGGACCAGTGATGGCGTGGACCCGGGGACGCTGACGGTGGCTTACAGCCGCAGCATCATGGTGGCAGCGAAAGGATTGGCCATTGTCCCGATGGTCAGTGATATGATCCGGATGGACGGGGGCTTGTGGTCGGTGGTCAGTGTGATTCCGACGCAGCCCGGGGAGCAAGCCATCATGTATGATGTCCGGGTGACGACGTGAGCACGGCCTCTGACTCCCTCGGGGAGTTCAATGCGGTGCTGGATGACTTCATGGCCAAGGAACTCGGGCCCAAGCTCGATGATGTCATTCGCAAGTTTGCCTTCGTCATCGCTGAGAACATCGTGGTGGGCGGCGAAGTATGCAGCGGCACCCCGGTAGATACCAACTTTGCCCGGGCCAGTTGGGTAGTCGGATTGGGCACTGAGCCCGGGCCGCGTTTCAAGGGCGCACAGGGCACCAAAGGCAAGCAGCACTATGCCACTCCGGACTTGGCCCCGCAATTGCTGGAGATGAAAGCCGGGGAGGTGTTGTACCTGTTGAACTATGCCGGCTACATCCAGTTTTTGGAGTGGGGCTGGAGCCAGCAGGCCCCCTACGGCATGGTGGCCATCACCCTTGAGTCGGCGCAGCTGTTGCTGGATCGAGTGGTGAAGGAAGCGAAGGCGGCATGATCGGGGCTGCGTTGCTCCACAGCAATGTGCGAGCGGCGTTGCGGGAGCGGCTGGTGACGGTGGTGCCCGCCGCCATCATTGCGGCGCAGGGCCGGGTGTTCACCCCGCCGAATCCGACGTTGCCATGGTTGCGGGAGACGCTCCAACCTATGGCCTCGGAGGTAGGGACGCTGGGCCCGGGGGCGCGGATTCGTCACGAAGGGATATGGTTTTTGGAATACTTCCATCCCATCAAGCAAGGGATGGCAGCAGCCGATAAGGATGCGGGGGTGTTGCTGGATTTGTTTCCGCCAGCCTTGGTGTTGTCGCACGGGGGCCAGTATGTGACCATCCGACGCACTACCCGCCAGCAGGAGCGGCAAGAAGTTGACGTCATGATGACGCCAATCCGGGTGCGGTGGTTTGCCGACACCTTCAACACCATCTGAGGAGAGTGCCCCATGGCTGTCGCGGCAACCAACCGAGTTAAGGTGAGTGTGGTCCGGGAAGCGACTCCGGGCACCACTCCCGCCACCCCGGCCTTCATGCCGATTGGTCCCACCCGGATCAATCTCACGGGAGCGCCGAAGACGGTGGTGAGCAATGAACTGGTGTCAGATCGGCAAGTCCCGGACCTCATTCTGGTGGGGCAGGACATTGCGGGGGACATCGGCTTCGAGCTGAGCGTGCCCAATCTCACGCTGACGGGCATGGACACCCTGCTCGAAGCAGCCCTGCTGGGGGCATGGAATCGGACCAGTGAACGGTCCAATACGCCGACGGCCGGGCAGATCACCGCCGTGGCCGCCACCACGTACACCACCACCGCCGTCTCCCCGTCCTGGCAGCAGGATGACGTGATCCTGGCCATGGGCTTCACCAACAGCGGCAACAACCGGGTGGTGGTGGCCGGGGCCGCGACCAGCTCCACCTCCATCGTCATGTCGGGTGGCACCGTGGAAGCGGCACCCCCGCTGACGGCACGGCTCAAGAAGATCGGCTTCCAAGCCCGCTCGGCCGCCGACGTTCAGGCCACCACGGCCGGGGGCAATGCCCTCACTGCCACCACCCTGTCCTTCCTCGTGCACAATCTGGCCATCGGCCAGTGGGTCAAGCTCGGGACGGCACTCACCTCGGATGCGACCAGCTTCGGTACGGCCGCCAACAACGGGTGGTGCCGGATCAGCGCCATTGCGGCGGGCCGTCTCTCCTTCGATGTGGTCCCGACCGGGTTTGCCACGGACGTGGCCGCCGGCAAGACCATCCGGGTGTACGTGGGGGATTACCTCCGCAACGGCACCACACAGTACGCGCATACGCTGGAGCAGCAGGAGCTGGATGTGCTCCAGTACCAGTACTTCACCGGGATGCAGGTGAACCAGATGGCCCTCACCCTGAATCCGCAGGCCATCCTCGAAGGCACCTTCAGCTTCCTCGGGATGGGGATGAACGGGCCGACGGGCTCGCGGTTCGCTGGGGCCACGGACGTCACGGACTACGCCACGGATGTGGTGAACACCAGCAGCAACATCGGCCGGGTGGCGGAGAACGGTATCAACTTCACCACGGCCAGCGCCAACCTGGTGCTCAAGGCCGCGCTCCAGATCAACAACAACCTGCGGGCGCAGGTGGGCATCGGCCAGATTGCCGCCTATGGCATCGGGGCCGGGCGCTGCAACATCACCGGCTCCCTGTCCACCTACTTCGGGGATGCGACGGTGCTGGCCAAGATTCTCGCCGGCACCCCGTCTTCCTTTGACTTCGTGGCCAAGGACAATGCGGGCAATTCCTTCCTCGTGGATCTGCCCAAGATCAAGTTCTCCAGCGGCACCAACCCGGCTCCGGCGGTGGATCAGGACATCGTGGTGGATGCCAATTTCCAAGCCATCAAGCATCCCACCCTCGGCTACACGATCCATATGCAGCGGTTTGAGGCCGTGAACGTCTGAGGTGAAGTTCCCTAGCGGCCCCGCAGTGGGGCCGCTAGATTTTCCGTTATCCCTTTCCCCGTTGGATGGAGGCCGTGATGAGTTCCCTCTATGACGATTATCAGCTGGATGAGAAGGCCGAGAATGATGGGCGCTGGGTGGAGTTCCGAGGGGGTGTCCAGATGAAGATTCGCTCGGACAACTCCCTCAAGGTCCGTCAATGGAACAACAAGCGGGCCCGGATCCAGCGGCAGCAGATCATCGCCCATGGCGGGATTCTGCCGGTCGAGATGGCCGACAAGAATGAAGTTGAGATGTGCGGGCAAGTGCTGGTGGTGGACTGGAAAGGGGTGACGGACCGCGCCGGGACGGCCCTGCCCTTCTCCATCGAGAATGCCACCCGGCTGATGCGAGAGCTGCCAGCACTGCGGCGGGATGTGATCTTTGCTGCGCGCTCGGAAGAAACCTTCCGGGAGGCCAGCGAGGAGTTGGGAAAAACTGCTGCGCCGTCCTCCGGGCCCACCTCCGACTCGGTGGACAAGTCGCCCAGCTGATGGCAGCTGCCTCGGAAGCGGGGGTGGAGCCCCCGGCTGAGGTGTTGGAGGCCAGTGACCTGTGGGATGTGTCAGTGCCCTATTGGTCGGCCTTTTGGGCCTTGGGCCCGAGCCGTCCGCTAGCGGTGGGAATGGGCGGGGCCACGTATCTGCCCATTCCCTACGGGGCCCTGAGCCAATATGCGGCCGATCATGGGCTGGCCGACACCACGGAGTTGTTGGATGAATTTGTGAGTATCATCCAGCAAATGGATGCGGTCTATTTGGCTCATCAGGCTGAGCGTGCCAAAGTGAAGTGAGGTCCCATGGCTGAGGAGGGCGGATCGAGCGGGGAGCGTATCGCCAACCTTGGCGTCCGCATGGACACTTCTTCCTTGCCGGCGAGCAAGGAAGTGGCCGTCAAGAATATCAATGACATCAAACTGGCCGCCGGGGGATTGGTCTCGGCCATGGAAGCGGTGGATGCCTCGGTGGCGGTGGCCGCCAAGGCCACCGTCAGCTCTGCGCAGCAAGCGGCCGATGCCATCATGGCCTCGGATAAGATGATTGCGGACTCGGCTGCCAAGACGGCTGAATCCATCCGCATTGCCTACCTCGACAATCAGATCCAACTGCTCCAGATGGTCAATGCCGGCATCATCACCCGGCAGCAATACCTCGACAAGATCAGCCAGCTGAACGCGGAAGCGGCCGCCAAGACCAAGGCCTTGATGGCAGAGACGGCGGGGCCTGCCTACACCCCGGGCCAGCGGAGCGGGGCCACTGCGTTTGCGGGGCCCATTCCCGGAGTGTTGACGGAGCAGGAGACGGCGGCCGGGGCTGCCGTCTATGACCGCATGTTTGATAAGGTGACCCCGGGGCTCAAAGAGATGCAGCAGAGCATCCGGGAAGCCACCGCCGACTTCGACAAAGGCATTATCACGGCTGAGCAGTATGCCGATTCCCTCGGGGTGGTCAAGCAGCAAGCGGTCGAGCTGACGCGCGGCGTGGAAATGACCAGTGCCCAGACCAAGGAATACAAAGCGGTTTTGGCCTCGACCACCTTCAGCGCGGTGGCGATGCAGCTCGGGCAGATGAAGGATGCGGCCATGGAACTGAATGCCCAGTTCAAGGCCGGGATCATCAGCCAGCAGGAATACAAGGCCGGGCTGGCCGCCATCAAGGTGGAAGCCCAAGCCTTGGCCCAGAAGGCCGGATCCATGAGCCAAGGGGAACTGTCCCAGCTGAATGGGGTGTTGGGAACGGTGAATGAACGGGCCCAACACGGCAGTGCCCAAGGGCTCCGCCAGATGAGCCGGTCGATGTTTGCCATGGCCCTTCAAGGGACGGAAACCAACTCGAAGCTCGGCCAACTGGCCCAAGGCATGCTGCTGTTTGGCTTTGGGTCTACCATCATGGTGGCAATTGCAGCCGGGTTGCTGGCAGCCATCAAATTGTTTGAATGGCTCAATTCGACCGAGGTGGAAGCCTCGAAGCGGCAAGAGGAGTTGACCAAGTCTCTCAAGGCCTATCAAGAGCAGCTGGACGCAGGAACGCCCAAGGAAGTAGACAACCTCAATTTCCTCCAGCAGCGCATCGACAAGCTCAAGGAAGCTAAGAAAGCCGCAGAGAATAATCCCGCAGGCCCGGCCGGGAACACTGATCCTTTTACGGTGTTCCATACCATCAGCTTGCAGGAATCGGCCCGGCTCCAAGGCGAGATCACCAAGCTGACAGAGGTGGAAGCTCTGCAGCGCCAGAAGGTCATTGAGGCCCGGGACAAGGATCAGCAGAGTGAGTTGGCCTCTTATCGCACGCTCATCAGCATCGGACAGGATACCGCCGCAGATCGGGAGCGACTGCTGGCCATTCAAGCTAAGATGAAGGAGCAGTTGGCCGAGGAGTTGACCACTCGCCAATCTATTGCGGCCGTGGTTGCTACCACCCTCAACATCCAAGGGTTGGATGTGACACGGGACACGGAGACGCCCAAGGAGCTGGCAGACCGCGCCAAAGCCTTGGCTGATATCAAGGCCATCACCGAGGAACTGCTCAATCCCCTGAAGCAAGTCCGGGCCCAGATTGCGGGGATGGTGCTGCAGGACGACGCGACGCGCGTGGCTGCGCTCAATACCCAGATTGCCAATCTGAAGAAGGCCGCCACCGAGGCCCATTTGCCGGTGGCGGAGCTGGATGCGGCCATTGGCTCGATGCGGAAGAAGCTGGCAGATGAGCAGTACAATAAGCAGTTCCAGCTCTCGCTGCAGGGACCCGATATGCAGAATCTGGATGTGCTGGAGCAGATGGCAGGGGAGGCATCCCGTCGCCGGCAACAGGCATCGGCCGGCAGTCAGCAAGAGACGGACGCGACCGTGCAGTTGGCTGAGGTGTCGGCCCGGATCAATGCCTTGCTGGCGCAGCGGGTAGACTTGCATAAGCAGATTGGCGCGGAGGCGGATGAAGAAGTCAACGGGCAACAAGTGGTGGTCAACTACACCACGCGCCGGATCCAATTGCTTGGGCAGCTCAACTCCTTCATGTTGACCACCCATACCCTCACCACCAAGACCAATGAGGGATTGACCACTGCCCAACAGAACACCTTGAAGTGGGCCAATGAGGTGCTCAAGGTGGCCTCCGGGCTCACGCAGATTGTTAATTCCTTTGGCGGGATTTCCCAAGGGCTCAATCAAGCTCTCACCGGGGTGATCAATCTCGGCTCCATCATCGCTAACACATTCAAAGTAGCGGCAGACGCAGGCAAGAGCTTCTTTGCCGCCCTCACCACTGGGGACTGGATCCAAGCCGCCGGGTCGGTGGTGGGGATCATTGGCAGCCTCTTTTCTCACGGCCCTTCCCAACAGGACATTGAGTCCAAGCGTATTGCTACTGACAATACCAATGCCCTGAAGAAGCTCACCGACACCATTGGAGAGTTCGGGCTGGCCATTTCCGGCAACCAATTTGTCCGGGGGCAAGCGGGCGTGAATGCGCTGCTGGGGGCAGGCATCTATCGTCCCGGACCGCGCGGCGGGAATGCGGGGGACAAGGTCCATATGGACCAGATCAATGCGGCCTTGGCGGGGACCGGGGAATCCTATCAACAGCTGGTGGATTTGGCCAAGACATTGGGGATTACCCTCGACACCAGCAGCGTGCGCAAGTTCATGGACAGTTTGACCAAGCTCAATGAGGCCATCAAGGCTACTGAGCTGACCCGTTTCACCCAGACCTTCGCAGGCCAGATGCAGGCGCTCAATGCCTCTTTCAGTTACTTCAACATCACTGATCCAGTAAAAAAGTTGAAGCAGATGGTAGAGGTGTTCACTAATCTGGAGAATCTGCAGACGGTGAAGGGTGCCGACGGGAAGGACACTGTGGTCAATCTGGGGGGAGAAGGTTCCCCGGCCCTCAAGGATGCGCTCAAGGGGTTGGACCTTTCCCTCCAGAAAGACCGGGACAAGGCCCAGCAGAATTTGGACAAGCTGTTTAAGGATTTGGTGAGTGGTAAGATCACCGCTGCGCAACTCGGGGGCCTCGATGCGCAACAGTTCTTGGATGCGTTGCAGCAGTTGAAGCAGACGCTCCGGGACGCGACCGCGCAGACCTCCGGGCAGGATACGCGGGGCTTCGCCATTGATCGGACCATCACCGACCAGCAAGGGGACCAGATTGCTGGACTCATGCTCAGCAACAACATCATCCTTCGGTCCCACACCGACCTCCTCAACCGAGTGGCCAATGCCTCGGAAGACGGGGCAGTGGCGCTGATGGCCTTGACCAAGACAGCGGCAGTGGCCGCCTCGCCGCCAGCAGCGGCCGACGTAGTGCAAGCCACCGGGGCCCTGATCACCATTGACACCCTCACCGTTCAAGCTTCGAGCCCGGAGGCCGGAGCCGCCGCTGCTGAAGCCTTTGTGGGCAAGGTCAATGAACTCATGGGCGTCAAGGTCCGGCAGTCTCAACTGCTGATTGGGGGCAACGCGACGTTGACGAAGACCAAATGACCGACATCCTGCTGAATCGGCTTGACCTGAGCACATTGGGGTTTCGCGCAGAGATTCCCCTTAGTGGCTGGGCCGATAGCGCCCCGGCCCGGGATGCCACGGTGCAGATTCCCGGGGCCGCCGGGGTGTTGCCCGCAGGCGCCAAGACGCTGGTGGATCCGCGCCAAGTGCTCATTGCCGGCAACATGACGGCCGCGACGCAAGCTCTGCTCCAGACCAATCTCCAACAGCTGCGGGGCCTCGCGTCGGCCGGGCTGGTGGAGTTGATCTTCGGGGATGACCCCACGAAGTTTGCGATGGCCCGGTCCCAAGGGGTCCAAGTCTCTCCGGAGCAGGGCGCTCCTCCCTTCATCATCCCCCAACGCCATGTGGAGATGCGGTTCATTTGCTATGACCCATATCTCTATGACCTCTCCGACCGGGTGGTGGCCCAGCAGCAAGCTGGCACCTTTGTCGCGGTGCCGCTCGGCACCGCGCCCGTGCGCCCGCTCATCCGGGTGCACGCGCCCGGGGCCTCGCTGACGTTGACATTGGCCTCGTGGGCCGGCATCACCCTCACCACCATGGTCTTTGCCTTCAGCCCGTCGCTCGGGGCCAATGACTATGTGGATATCAATTGTGATACCTTCCAGATCACCAAGTCCGTCTCCGGAGTGGTGGCGGATGCCTATGCCAGCTTCACCAGCGGCACTTTCCTCACCCTTGACCCGGAACAGGGCGGCATCCTTGCCTCGCTGACGCAGGGACCGCTGCTCAAGGCGTCGGCGGGAGTGATGGAAGTGTTCTACGTGCGGGCGTGGCGCTAGATGCCGGCCGCCCCTCGGCTGGCGGATCGCACGTCGCAATGCCTGCTGAACTGGGATGCGCGTGACTGCACCCTAATCCCCCAGACCAAGCAGCCCCTCACCTTCACCCGGGCCTCCGGGGATGCGTGGGCCATTGACGCGCAAGGCATGTTGCGGCGGGTGGCCCATAGCGCCCCGCGCTTTGAGATGGCCGACTTGGACGGGGATGGGATTCGAGAAACGGCGGGCCTGCTGATGGAGGCATCCCGCACCAATCTTCTCACCTACTCCAACGATCTGACGCAGGCGGCGTGGACCAAGAACAATGCCACCGCCAGCGTGGTGACCAACCCCGCCGCGCCGGATGGTGGGGCCTGTTCCTTCTTGAAGGAAGACAACACCACCAATACGCACTACGTCTTTGCCAGCGGGACCATCACCTCCGGCAACTACTTCTGTGTGCAGGCATTTGTGAAGGCCGGCACGCGGACGCGCGGCCGGATCACCGGCTGTGGTGCGGCGGGCGTGGATTCCTTCTTCATGGACTTCAACCTGTCCACATTGGCCTTCACCGGCAGCACCACCGGCGCAGGCGTGTTGAATGATCGGGGCCTCGAAGTCGTCGGCGGCGGATGGTACCGGGTCTGGGTCAGTGGACTTAGCTCCACCACGTCCGCGCTCGGCCTGCTGTTGCTGGCAGACGGCACCGGGGCGACCAGCTATCTGGGCGACAATGCCAGCGGGATGTACTGGTGGGGCGCCAACGTCCAGCAGTTCACCAACCTTGGCGCCCGGATCATGTCGCCCATCATCACCACCGGGGCCTCGCTGACCCGCTCCGGGGATTTGTTGACGGGCACTATCAATTGGCTGATGCCCAACAATATCAGCATCTACATCAAGGCGCAGGCTCCGCTCTGGAAGGGGGAAGTGGCCGGGACGCCCGAGGCCAATGCCTACACGCTCCGGCTCAGCACCACCGCGCCCTACATCTATACCGGGATTGCCACGGGCGCTCCCGGGGGAGCGCCATGGATGGGCTTCCATGACGGCACCAGCGGCACCGTGCGGACCTCGGTGAATCTGACCAGCGCCACTCCGCCACTGTTGGAATACTGCGGCCAGATTACCAACTTGCTGACAGCCCCGCAAGCCCGTCTCGACATCGGCAACGGGCAGGGCTTCAATGCCTACTCCGCTGCGGGGCTGGCCATCCCTGCCCTCGGGAACAGTACCTTTGCCATCGGGACAGACGGCTCGGCACAGGGCTATGCTGCGCCCCTCATGGTGGTGAAGGTGGCCTCGGGCCTCTACACGCTCGATCAAATGCGGGGGCTCTGGTAATGCCTGCGGCTGCGCCGGGCCTTGCCGGACGGGTGTCGCAATGCCTGTTCCATTGGGATGCGCGGGATTGCGGGCTGGCTCCCTACACCAAACAGCCACTCACCTTTGCCCGGACCTCCGGGGATGCGTGGTCCAAGGATGCGAATGGGCTCTGGCGTCGCTCGACCCACAGTGCGCCCCGCTTCGAGATGGCGGACTTGGATGGGGATGGCGTGCCGGAGAGCGCCGGGATTGTTGTTGAAAGTAGCCGCGTTAATCTGGTGCTGCAGAGCAATGACTTCAGTAATGCGAGCTGGACCAAGGGGCAGTCCACCGGCACCTCGGTTGCCGGTGGACCGGACGGGGGCAACTGCTCACTGTTGAAGGAGGATAGCACCGCCGCCACGGTCCATCTGGGGACACAGACGGTGACGATCACGGCAGGCAATTACATCACTGTGCAAGCAATGGTGAAGGCCAAGGAACGCTTCTGGGGGATGCTGTACGCTCAGAATGGCGCTGACCGCATCGGGATGAGCTTCCGGCTGGACGCTCCGGCCACCGCACCGCAGGGTGGCGGGGTCGGCACCGCGATTGACCGTGGCATTGAAGCTTGCGGCAATGGCTGGTATCGCGTGTGGATCAGCGGGCGAATCAATGCCGGTTCAACAGCGGTGGATGTGATCTGCCGACTGTTCGACAACTCCGGCAACAGCAGCTACAACGGGGACGGGGCCAGTGGGATGTACTGGAGCTTCGTCAACTGCCAGCAGTTCTCCTCGGCAGGCTCCCGACTCATGACGCCAATTGCGACGACAACCGCCACCGTCACTCG